CATGAGTCGCGACAATGTCTCGACATTGGTGACATCGTACTGGGTGCCAACATACGGATTGATATCAGAGATGCCCTTGTTAATCAATGAAAGTTCCATAGGTTTCTCTGTAGGCTTCTCTGTAGGCTTCTCTGTAGGATAACCGCGAAGTGCATCGAGCCTCTCTGGTGACAGATGTGTGGTTTTCTTACGCGGTGCGGCCGGAGGCGGTGGTGCTTGCAAAGCTCTACGTTCTTCAACTAATCCTCTGAAATCCTTTTGACCAATAGGTCCCGTGTCCTTCATATTCGCCTGGATTTGTCCAACCTTTTCTTCAAATGCCGAAGTATCGGCTTTCACCACTCTTGTCGTAAGCACCTTGTTCGCCCAGAGCTTATCAATAACTTGTTCCTTTGGCATGCGAAGCATGGAGGCAAGATTCGTCACCAACGCATCGTCATAGTAGGACTTCTTAATTCTTTCCATTGCAATCTCCTATACTCAATAGTATATAGTACTACCAGCGCTTGCGTAATGTTTGAGATTTTGCAAGGGCTTCTTCTTTTGACGAAACACCAAAGGTTTGCAATGCGCGAAGCAACCATGTAGGCTCACCACGTTTGTTGCGCAATGCCCCAGGCATGACACCTAGGCGAGCCAATTCGTCGGCAAGATCCCGAGCATTTAGCGCAAGAGACGATTGCGACTCGATGGAGTAGGATTTTTCAAGATCCACAACAAGTTCTTTTGGCAACTTTTTCTTGTCAATCTTCGCGCCAGAGGAAGTGACCGCCTCAAGCTTGTCTTTCCCTGCCTGACGAAGGACAACCTGATCGTCAGGGTCATCCTTCTTGATCACACGCACGACAACCTTGGTTCGAACGACAGGATGAGGCGTCTCCTCCAGCAAAGCTTCCGGAGGAAGGATCGCCCCATTGGTCATGGAAGCAAACGATGCAATCTTCAAGGGTCGAAAATCGCGTCCTGCGACCGCACGACCATAAGGCTTTAATTTGTGAGACCCTTGAGTGGCGCCTCTGGGCCCTTGATTCAATGGGCGATCAGAGCCATCGCCTATGTGAAATCCTCCAACAACAGCGTGACCAGTGCCGGATCTGGGACGAAACATCCTCTTGGCAAAAACCAATCGTTTTTCCGTTGACATCGAAAACCTCCAGCAACATCATAGCAAAATGATGCTACTTCCTGCCTTTTACCACGAATTGCTTGTTGTTGTCACCGGACATACGGTTTCTCACAACATCAAGACATGGATCACAGACATCATGTCGTTTTCCAAGCTGAATATTTGCCTTGGGTTGAATCTCGGCAATGTTCATTGCCTTGTTGATACCACAGTTTGCACACATCTCATTGTCCATCCGGATCCTCCTGAAAAATTTATGAACACTCTCTAACCCCTTAGTAAGAATACTTTATTCTCCTCTTTATGATAAATCCGGGAATACCCGTGAGGGGTAAGTATATATATTCTTTAAGGGGTTACTGTATCAAGAAAGGAAAATTCAGATTCCGTAGGGTCAAACAGTTCAACAACAACACGATACTTCTTTGAGCTTCCCAATGTTGTTGTTTTGATATCCTGAAGAATTTTTTTTGCTTGGAACTTGCTGATTGATGCTGGTAGTTTTTCATTTTCCTGATATTCAAAACTGTCAGCATAAAATGATACGGACTTATCAAATAACGCATGTGAATGGTTATTTACTAACGATATTCTAATCATGGCGATCTCCGTTACACCTTTACGGCACTAGCTGAAAGCAACGTGGTGAGGAGACCGTCCGGAAGGTGTTCTCTCATCCAGTTTGCGTAGCTGGCATAATTTTTTTCTCTACTGGCAATTTTCTCCTGGGTTCGCTGTTCGACTTGTGCCCATTGCTCCAGTATAGCAGACAGCATCTCGCGATTTTCCGCAAAATTTTCCGGCACTGGCGCGTATTGTTCCGTACCGTCAGCCTCCACGATGATGCGACGGTTCCTTCTTGGCACCAGTGCCATGCCCAGTACCGACAAGCCGTAGGTATATTCTATCTCGTCCCGGATGATCATGCCATCCGGCATGACAATTTCCCACACATCAATGATTGGTTCAGACAGATTCATCTTTCTCTCTCTCGTCGCCAAAATAGAATTTCAGCACTTTCAGGATGTCAGTTTTGGAAAACTTTGCCAATTTATCCAAGTCGATTGGTGCGCCACGCTTTTGTGCCTCCTTGATCAGGTTTGCCACATGATCTGGCAACTTGGCTAACGATTGCTTTGTTGTCTTGGTAGCCTCCACGATGTCCACCGGCGCGTTCATTGCCATCAGGCTTTCGTAGGCATCATCGCGATCAGGATGATCATTGGTGATGAGATCTCGAATGAGTGGAGCTTTCATGTCGCGCAGCAAGTCTTCCGCCTCGATATGTTGCCGCGGATCGAGCATCGTGATGTCCATTGGCATGCCCATTTGTCCAAGCATGAGCAAGGCTTCTTTCTGGTCTCCACTTTCATGCTTGTCATGAACAGGTTTCTTGATGTCGTGTACATGCTCCCAGCGAATGTTCCGTGTTTTTTCATCGGAATCCTTTACGGAAATTCCATGTTTTCCCAAGGAAAGTATCTGGCACCATTGAGGACTGTCGTGATCAAATGGATGCTGGACAAAAGCGAATGATCCTTGTGCAAGGTCAGGATGAAACAACCAGTTCTCTTTTGAAACGGGAACATTCTTTTTTCCCGCCATTATGGCAAGCGAAATGGTGGGCGATGCAGAAGAACCAGCGCTTCCGGGAGACGGGATGTCTGCTTTGGGAGGACCATAATGCCGCGTGGTTTTTCCGGCAGGTCGCATTCCTGCGCCAACATGTCCGACAAACTTGTCCGAAGAAGGAAGCGCCACGGGTCTTGTTTGTGGAGCCCTCGTTGCGCCCAAGCCTTTTTCAAATCCTTCTTCCTGCTGGACATAGTTGACAAATTGAAACGCGTCCAGAAGAAAAGAAAAACTTTTTTTCAATCCATCCAACGATCTTTGTTGCAAGGCTTGATGTTCCACAATTCCTTGCTGATCAAAAATGGTATATTCTTTATGGATACTGGAGTCATGACCGTTTTGCTGGATATCCGCAATGGATTTCCTGAGTGTATTTGCAGTTCTTGAGTATACCGAAGTCTTTTTTTCTAGGATAACACCCATTTGCATGATCCTTCTTGCAATAATCAAAAAAAGTATATCACAAGAAAGATGTCCAATGAGAGTATCGTTGACAAGGCAAGACAATCCGGAAGATGATCCAGACATCGTTGTACATGGAGCAAGACCACAAAGAACAAAGGTTCCGTCTTGCGGAACATGCACTAAGCGGTTCAATTGCATAATACTCAATTATTCATTGGCATCAATGCAAGTGCTCATGCCAATGCCCACCAAGTCAACCCAGATTATTCTGGACAAAAACGGAAGGCCCGTTGAATCACAGGAAAGTTTTTTCCCATTCCCCATGCCGTGCAGAGGTGAGGCGTACTCACCAAACACCAACGTTGATTTCGAAAACAATCCCCTTGTGCAACGTCTCGGTCTTGTAAACGTCTCCGATCCTGTCTCGTATTATGATCACGAAAAAAAACTCAAGGAAAACGAATGATGGATTACGAAGGGCTGATGACATTTGCAACAATTTCCTACGCGCCCATATTGGCGTCGGTAGCAACTTTTACAGTAAATAAACTGTGGCAGGCACAGGCTGCAAAAAAAAACCGCAGCATATCATTGGATGTTGCGGAACAGCGTTCCCTGTACGAAAAACAGAAAAATCTTACCGAAGAAGTTAACGTGCTTCTTTCTGCAAACAAATCTTATCGGGAAGAAATCAAAAAAGATCTTGATTCATTGAAAAACGAATTGGAGGAGTCCACATCTTTTCATCGCAAAGAAATGGAAATGATGAAGAAAGAATATGAGGAAGAAATCCAGAGGTTGCGCACAAAAATATCAGAACTGGCTTCAGAACTGTTAACATACAGGAGAGAAAACGGCGCGTTGCATCTTTTGCTGAGCGAACGAGGCATAGAAGTTCCATCATGGGTAAAGAAATCTACGGACAAGTGAGGAATTAATGGTTGTTGTTTTCAGAAAATCAGAAGAAGGCCCAAGCTCGCGTTCAGTTCCGCTTGGATTTTTTGGCTCAAGTACGCCAAGAAGACCAGCCGCGCCGAAAGTGGATGTGTCACCCGAGCCAGTTGCGGAACCTGCTGCGCCCCCGGAGGCGCGTCCTGAATCAAGGCACTTGCCGGTTGAATACATCGGCAATGCGCGAGGAAGGCGTCAGGCATCACGAGTGACGGGCCGAGGCATTGCACCTCCAACAAACTTGGCTATTGCGGAAGCGCTGACAAAGGTACGCGCAAAAGACGGGGGACCATTGGGTGTTTCAAGGTATACTGGATTGGCGCCTGATAGACTTCGTGTGGATGACGACGCTGATGCAATAACCGATTTGTACAAGCCAGGCGCAAATCAACCCGTTGTTCTTGGTGCAACGCTTAATCGCGTGGCCACAGCGCCAGGCGTGTTCAATTTGAATCCCACTATGGATACCTCCATTGCTGGAATTCAATCAGCCAATGGAGACGAGATTGCTCCAGAAATAAACGGAAATCTCGTGCGAGTGCTGCGTCATCATCTGCACGTCGAGAGCGATGGAACCACGGCGCGTCTGAAACATATTGACGCCCCTGGTGCCGCAAGAGTGGAAGCTCTTTTCCCGAGACTTGGACCGTTTGGAGTACATCAGGCAAGACAGGAAATTGAAGATTCTCGGACCGGTGCTGAAGGAGATCAATCCGGAACATCAAGAATGGTCTTGATGCCAAGTGAAAATGGTTTCAAGTTTGTGCGCGGATTACCACCTGTTGTTCCCGGAACAGACGATTTTCGGGATAATGGAATTTTGCATCCAGCGCATACGCTCGGTGTTCCATTGTTTGCTGGTGTGGCACAGGGAGCAAACAACATATCAGGGACAAAGACCTCGGTCACTGGCAAACCACAAAGAGATGTTTATTCAACAAAGCCGTTTTTGGAAGAGGCGCAAGAAGTACTTAGCATAATCAAAGCCAAAACAATTGAATTAGAAAAACCAACAACAACAGCAAGCGAAAGAGAACGACTTCAAGCGGAAATTACCAAATTGCATTCGGCAAGACAATTGATGCTAAACCCTGACGTTGCGGCTGGTTTTCGAGATGCCTTGTTTGCTGGAAGCAATCAACTTGGAAGAAGGTACATCGGATTGGCTCCAGGAGTATTTGGTGGGCCATCGTCTCCTCAGGAATGGAACAGTGCGGAAGAGCGCAAGGCAGCATACGCAACTATCGAATCCTCGCGCTCCATGTTATCACGAGGCATGCACAATGGATTGTTCCCATTTCTTCATGAAGATGGAATGAAGAGGATATTTGCAAAGCAGTCGGTCGATATTGATGGAAAACCAGCAGTCAACAGCGAGTTCTTCGATGTTGTTGGAACAAGGGCAACATTAGAGGTTCCTGTCTTGCCAAACACTTCACACGCTCCTGATGCAATGAAAACACACATTGTAAATGCCTCGCGTCTTTTTGCTCCTATCAGGGCGACCATGGATGATTCGGTATTATTTCTTAACCCAAATGACGAGCAGAAAGGCGAATACAAACCGGCTTATGTAGTCATGACAATAAATTCAAGGTCTACATCCGGAAAAACAACGAGTCTTAGAATTCTGGACGATCCAAGATTGCGATATAGGGCATCAACATTGGCGTCAGGATTGCAAAGTTTTTCTCATTGGGGGGTTGCCCTTACGGATCAAGGCGCGGGACACAGTCGCGCAATAACCTATTGGAGTCAAAAATTAGCAGAAACAACGCGGAAACTTATTCTTCAAAAAGGAACTTCTGCGCAATACGACGTTTTTGCTGATCCTGAAATCATAGAAATCAACAAGAAATTAAATGCTGCCAAAGCAGCGCAAATAAAAACGGATACCGAAGTTGCCAGACGCAAAGACGGAAAGAGACCAAGGGGATTCAAGGAATCAATTGGCACCAAGGAAAATCCAATACAATTGCCAATGGCAGGATATGGAGGATTATCCTCAACACCGGTTCCCATTTTGGATCCCAAAACGGAAATTTCCGGACAATTGTATGCGTTTAATCCCCTTGTTCCCGGTCAATCAATCAGCGCTATTTCAATGCATCCATCTTCAGTTGACAACGTTACTGGATTGACTGAATCGCCATGGTACAGATTGCAAACAGACCGCAAATTAACCCCCTCAAAAGATTCGGAAAAATTGTCTCAAGAAGTTTTATCGCAAGAATCCTTGGCACAATCCGGACTTCGCGCTCTGGTGATCAGTCAAGGAGTGGATGGTTACGCAATGGTCTTGAAATCACCAGACGGACATGTGATACAAGCACATGGATTTCAATGGAGCCCTGCGGTTCTTGCAGTTCATCCACCAATATTCCGCGACAAGTCGGGCACAACACTTCCAAGTGGATCATTGTTTGGTGCTGCAATTTCAAACACGGTGGAAACATTCAACAGGTCAGTAGAAGAATATGGTCATATTCGCAGAATTCAATCACAAATAATTTATGATGACGACGATAAGGAAACTGAACAGGCAGACATCTTGGGCAAGGCAATTGAAAAAAGAGAAGATCCATTTGCCTTATACAGGGAAACTCCCTTATGGAGCCCTGTGTTTGACAAAAATGGGGATCCAATCCCTGGTCAATTTGAGCAATCGCCCAACCACAATTCACTGACAATGTCGGATCCGGGACATTACGCGCTTGACGATTTTGGCGTATGGAGATTTTTTTCGGGCATAAGCAGTGATACTGCAATGGAATATGGAATTCATAATTTTCCTACAAAAATGATGAGGGGCGGAGTAAATCATGATGCATTCTATCCTCACGACGTTGGGGGCAAATCCCGATGGAACAGAAAAACAACAAGGACGACCGGTGTCGATGAATCATGGCCAGACAGGGGTGGTGATTCTGGTTGGGCGGTGCCGGGACAACGGTTTTCTTACGACAGGTTCAATGGCACTCCTGAACGATATGTGCTGACAGGAGATGCTGTTCGTCAGTATCAAATTGCCAATCCTGAAAGAAGGGCCCTGTCCGACAGGATTTCACGGGAAATATATGATTTGCAAATGCAGCGTCATTCAATGGCTTCCGGACGATATACAGTTATTGCACAAAGAGAACGCACAAAATCAACACGCAAGTTGGGCAAATACAGCGAAGACACAAAAAAAGATTGGGAAACAGTTGCAACAAAATGGGCAACGACAACATTTATGGAAAACATTCCTACGATCAGCAGCGCGGAAAACGATCCAAACAGAAATAGCATGCCGGTAGCGGAATTTCTCGCGGAGGGAATAAAAACATTTCTTTGCCAAGATCAGCAGTTTATTCATCATTTTTCCCAAAATATTGAAAAACCAGAAATACAAGAAGCAATAGCTTCGGTTCTCTGTCAAAAATTTGGTGTAGCCTCATTGGAAGATCTTGATGCTCAAACCAAGGAATTGATCAATACAACAATGAAGGAAGCAACAAGTAACGCAACAACAATCAGGGAAAAAGAAGAAAAAGACAAGGATAATGAAATTGAAGATTTGGTTATTACTGACTTGCATGGTCAGGATATTGTTACTGGATCATATCGGTTATTTTCGAGACCCGCAAAAGGTGCGGTCCATATGCCGTGTGCACTCATGGATAACGACGACAAAGAAACAATATTGTTTTTCCCAAGAGATCCAGAAGACAAGAATAATCTTTTCTTGGGAATGCGAGCAGGCAATCGCATTGAATGGGTAGATGGAAAAAAGGTAATTTCAAACGCAATTCCAGAAAACAGGGGCGATCACAACTCGCCAATTTTCATAAAATCAGTTTCAGTTACTCCCAATGGATCATATTGCACACTTTCAAAATCCCAAGAAATGTTTTCGGACGAATTAAAAGCGCACATTGAACAGTATAATCCCACAAAAACAAAAACAGACGGCTCGCTTTTAGTTCGCATTTCACAAGATGAACTTGTTCCAATTTTGCCTTCGCAAATCCGTCCGTACGACGGATTTATCGAGCAGCATGGAGAAGAGCTTCCATCGAGCTTATTCACAAACATGTTGCTTTCGAAAAAACAAAGAGAATCAGCAGAAAAAGAAAATAACAATGAAACTATAAGAGAAGAAATTATTCGCTATCTTAACAATGTGGCAACAAAAAGAGATCCGCTGCAAGCAAGTGGCGTTGACGCAAATGGAAATATCATTCCAAATGAGCGTTCCGGATTCTTGAGAAAAATAGGAATAGATATTGGCGTAGAAGATTCTCACTATATGTTTGCAAGCATGAATCCGGATGATTACACATGGATAAAGGAATCAATTCCTGAAACCATTGATTTGCAGGATCCAATGTATTACTTGGCATCAAGAATAACGCCGAATACTACTGGAAGTTTCAATGCAATCAGGAAATCTCGACAAAGCGCGGATCAGCAGGATTACAACATACAGCTTTGGTCCTTGAATAACATGCAAAAAGTTGCTCGCGCCCTTGTTGTGAAACGAGCAGATGCAATTAACGGAAAATATGATGTCAAATCACTTGTGGTTCCATCAAAATATACCGATGATGAAGATCAAGAGATTACTCTGGAAGCTGATGATGATTACAAAAAAATCATGCAAGAAGATGATGATATTCCCATTGAACACTTGAAAGATCCCAATCAGGCAATGCAAACGCTTATCTTGGCGTTGGAAATGGATGCATTCAGGTCAATAACTCCTCATGGAAAAGGCGGCTATGACGAAAAGGGAAATGCCGATTCAGATGGCGAGTACGATGAGCATGGCAATCATATCCTTGAGTTCATTGAAATTCCAAAAGAAATTACTGACATTTCACAAAATTCAGCAATGAAACAATTCAAAGATGCATACGGATATGCAATTAGTGATCAATACATAAAGTTGATAGGCATGAATGGATTGCTTTCCGAACTATTGAATTCAAGAAATGAAGAAACCTTATCAGATTTGAAATCCGTGCATCCAGAAATCGGAGCAATGTTTGAGAAAGCTCTTAATATTTCAGACAGATATGCAAAAACAAATGACAAGGAAGAAAAATCCAGACTTAGGACAGAAGGTTTGGAAATTAGTCAAGATATTGTCTATGCGCAAATGTCCGATGTGTTCAAGCGAATAAAAGGATATAGCGCTCTTTCTCCATTGCAAAAACTGGCTTTTGTCGAGCTTGACAACGTCGGAATTGTGGGAAATTTCAACAAGCTTCGCATGGGTGTGCCAAAATCATCGTATCAACTTGACGGAACTGACGTTTCAGACGAGCAATGTCAAGAGGCAGCGCTGGTGATTCATGGATTGGCTTCAAGTTCTGTTGCGGGAAACCACATGGCTAACAACAAGGGATTGTATCGATCAGACGGAACTCAAAAAATAGAAATTATGCAACATCAAATCAACCCCGACGCTTTTCAAGCGGTATTCATCAAAGGCAAACTGACACATGTTCGCGCATTGGATTACCCAGAAATAGACCCAAAGATAAGAGATCTTGCAAAATTGTCTGAACAAGTGGCATTTAAGGGAAATCCTTCCGAGGCAAAACTTGATGAAATGATAAAAATCATTGCAGATTATCCAGAATGTCAAGCAGAATTGATCAAGGCAAAAAATACATTCATGGACAGAGGAGAATTATCAAGGACAGATAGATTAAAGATCATACAAACAGTAGGTGTCAGACTTGGTCTTTCTCCCGAAGACTTGCCATACGGAATGCTCAAGAACATAAAAGATAACATCACAACTGCGATGGCGTTGACTGTTGCATCCCAAGCGCAAATGCATGCCATGTGGACACACCGCAAACAAGAAGATCAATTGACTGCAGGTCAAGAAAAACCAATCAAAAGACCAGGCTTGGGAGTTACGTTGAATGCGTTGCCTCTTGGATTAAGCGGAGAACATCAAGCGCTTGCCGATCACGGTCATTCCGATGGTTCAAAGATATTTGATGGCACCGTTCCTTCAGTTCTTCCAAGACCTATTCATGATAACGAACAATTTTTGCCTGCTGATGAAGAAGAAAAAAATCTTGGGCGCAAGACAATAGCATTGCAGGACGGAAGAAATTTTACTAAAGAACTTCTCATGCCAGCGCGTTTGCCACAAAGAAGAATTGTAAATGGTCAAATTGTAAATCAACTTGATGCTCAAAGCGTGTTTGAGAACTTGTCAGCAAGTGGCGTTACTGTCTCTCTGCCAACTATTGATTACGAAAATGATATTCGAACGTCTCCAGCGGCAATTCGCGCATCAATGGCCGGGTACGCATCTCCAAGATGGTCAATGCTCATGCTTTTGGGCGACGACGATGAAGAAAACAGCCTCATAAAGAAGTATCTTCACGTACCACAAGGCGTTTCTGCCGCGCAGGGCGGAATTGGTCAAAAAATATGGGATCGATTGATAGGCGGCAAGGCGTTGAATGGCATTCTTGTAGCCGGAAACATTGGATTGGGAAAAGACGAGGATGTTGTTAATCCTGTAACAAAAGAAAAGCTCATGGGAAGCAAAAGACCTTTGAGAATAGATGGATTAGATAACGAGCTTGGAAGAGCAAGAACAACAAGCGGTGTGTACTTGTCATTTGATCCAAGCCCAGACAACATCACATATGACGAAGACAAAAAACAAGTTACTATCAACCAGGCAGTGTTTACACAAGTCAACAAGTCGCGTCAAGGATCATTTTCCAGAGAAAGAAAAATGAATGCTCCGCTTGTCATATCATGGCAAGTTGACAATGGTCAAACAAAAATAAACATGTCTGACATAAGAAAAAAGCTGTATTTTTTCACACAAATTATCGATGACGATACACAGCAATTTGTATCTGATTCGCAAGAAAGACTGGCTATCGACAAGACTGGTCTTGCAACGGATATTATTAGCATTATGCCATCTCATGTCGAACGACTAATGGGCATTGCAAAAACAGAATCCGATAGAAGAATCGGTGTCGGAATTGCAAGTTTTGAGGATTTGTTTGACGAACAGCATCATGCTTTAGCGAGTGCGTTCAGGGCAATGTGGGAAGCTCCCACATCATTCGATAGCATTCCCGGTGTTGCTGGCGCACAAAGACAAAAAGCCATCTATGATGCAACGGGTTGGACTGTCAGCGGACCTGATCAAATTAAAGATGCGTTTCTTTCACCGTCATTTGCTGCCGCTTCCTCATCTTCCACATGGGGGACGCGAGGAATTGTCGTAGGAAGGACAGGTCACAAGGACGAAGGATCAAACAACGATTTGGCAATAGTTTTTGTTCCAATGAAACCAAGTGAGGCGGTATGGTTTGACGCAACAGATCATGAGGACAGGGCAGCAAAAATACGCGAAGAAAGACTTGCCGATCAATCCGAGGCGATGGGACATTTTCGAAGCTTATTTCATTCAATCATGACTGGAAGCAGCCATGATCCGCAAAAAACGGTTCACGAAGAAAAGAAAAAATCGCCATTCTGGCTCTATGGCAAACGTTGGAACATATCATCGTCAACAGAGGATGGAGCAAGATTTGGCAGGCCATTTGCTGCTGGACCTGAAGCAGCTGCACTTAAAGCCGCAAGAACAATAAATGCGGCAACCAAGAATCCCATGACGCTCGGAAGATTTGTGCTGATGCGCATTGACAGGAATGAGTTGAATCAAATTCGCAATCAGGATGGAACTCCATCCGATGCATTGTGGGTATCCTTAGGTGATTCAACAGCAGCGGAACACAGAAATCTTTTGTCAGATGTAACAGAAAAACGAAATGAATACAATAGAGCGCTGACTGCTGCTGGAATTAGTGAAGTTCCAAGAATGTCTCAAATCAGAACATTTTCTTTGGAATCGCTTTCAGAACAACAACAAAAAATACTGAGAGCAAGAAAAGCATATGAAGAATGGAGGTCCGCAAAAGCAACTCTTGCAGCCAAGAGTATCCAAGCTCATGATGAAGAAAACTTGATCATTGCAAATCCAGAAAAAGACATTGTGGCATCATGGGATCCAAAGATGACATTGACTCACGAATCTGTCGCAAAAATGGCGCCATACATGGCGTATTGGTTAACGCAAGTTGCTCAATTGCAAGGCGACAGTGCCGATATCCATTATGGGAAAGCTTTGGATGAAATAGCGAAAAAAAGAGGATTGTCAGAAGAAAGCAAGTCTATCATAGATAAATTGAAATCAGGAATCCTGGAAAAAGCAGAAACCACACAAATTGCACAAGGAAAGCAGGATCTGTTACCCGAAAGACACATTCCTGAAACAATGCACAAAAAATCTTCTGAAGAATGGGGAATTGTTGAAATACCGGATTTCATGCTAGTGCCTGATCACAAAATACTTGACAGGAAAGTTGGTTTTTCTACGGAAAAGATGATTCAAGTAATTGATCAGCTTCCTATCGGATTAAGAAATCTCATTAGTGAAAAAATACAACTTGCAATTATCTCTCATAATGGAGCAAGTCATGAATTTCCCTCTATTATTGATCGAACTACTCCAGAGCCTGTCTATACATGGAGAGATGGAAATGTTATTTATGCAAGCACAATAGGAATTGATCCGCAAAATGATTTTCTCAATAATCTTGCGGATATTTTTGCCGGTGAAATATGGTTTCCTGAAGAAGGAAAAGATCGTCCCGAAGAAAAACAAACCAATATATTTGGGCAATCAAAAAATGAATCCTATGAAAAATCAAAAGAATACGCAGACGCGGTGGTGAAATATGCGCGTTCCATTCGTCAACAAGATAACTTTGATCAAATGCAACCAATAAGCAGGAAATGGATTGAGTCAATCATTCAGTGGCATGAAAATGCAATGGAGCAAGCAGACGAAAAAGTCACACAACTATATCCCGGCATTAACGAAGAAGACAAAGAATCATACATGCGAAATTATGCGCTCAGTAAAGTTGCATTGAATCTTCATCGAGAATGGTTCAAGGCCGTTGTTACGCGTGGTGGCCCGGTTGAACGGTTCGTTCGGGATAACCGAACAAGAACAAGTCAGCCAAAAACGCAATACAATGGAACACCTTCTTGGATTGATGCCCATGAAATTGACTCCGGCGCCATGCCAGTAAAATTCTTGCCTTATTATCTTTTGAGCCAAGCCAAGGCCTCATTGAACCAAGGCAAGCCTCCAGAGCAATGGGAGGGTTGGGATACCATTGCAAGACCACAAATGAAAAGTCTGCTTCGCGGAGAAGAAGAACTGCGTCCATTGATAGAAAAACGTGAACAACTGGATTCAGAACAAAAAGCCTCAGCACTATATGGTCTTGAAACAGCACTTACATTGGATAGTACTGATAATCGCTACACGGGAGCCTTGGCGATTACTGCATTTGCGGGAACAGGAAAAACAAGAACCATCGTTCATCGCGTATCAGAACTGGTAAATCTTGGGTTCAATCCAAAAGAATTCTTTATTGCAAGTTTTACAAGAAAATCTTCCCAAGACCTTCGGGACAAAATCAATAAGAATTTAATCGAAACCGGTTTTGGCGAAACCAGTCAAGGGGTAACAAAAGTAGCAGAAGGATTTGAATTTAATGCCCAACAAGTTCATACTTGGCATGGACACGCACTGTTCATGCTCAGGAATGATATTCCCGTGCCATCTGAGCTTTTGTCTCCCGGACAACAAAAATCTGGTCAACAACTTATTGATCTTTATACAACAGAAGTGTATGACAAGGCATCAAAAACTATCATTCATTACAAAAATGAATTTTACACTGCAGACAACATAAGAGTTATAGATGATCAAAGACCTGAGGACAAAAATCTTCTTATGAGATTAATGAGAAGATCTTTTCGAGACTTGAAGTTGCCAACGTCCACAGTGAAAAATGGCAAGAGAGTATCAAGGCTGGATGATTTTCGTTCGTTTATTGATCAAGTAAAAAGCTTGGGAATAACTCCCGCACAATATGAGCAACAACTTGATATTGCTGGGGAAACTGATATCCAGACACGTCATTTTTCAAAAGTATACGCAAGATATCAGGCGCTCATGGCAGAACAAGGCCTCGTTGATCAAACAGATTTGCTCAACATGGTTGTATCCATATTGAAAAGAAACCCAACAGTTCTATCGATGTACCAGCAAAAATACCGACAGTTCATCGTTGATGAGTACCAAGATCAAAACGGCGCACAGGAACAATTGCTGCAATTGCTTTCAGATAAAAAGAAAGGAGGATCAGGAAACGTTACGGTAGTTGGTGATCCTAGGCAAGCAATTTATGGATGGCGCGGATCCACGCCGCAATACCTGAAAGATTTTGCAGATAACTATAAATACACAAACTCCAAGGGCGAGACCATTGTTCCCGGGATGATGACCATCAAAACAAACTATCGGTCAACCGAAGAAATCGTCGACGTTGGGAATACCATCAGGGGAACAGATGAGTCTGGTTTTTCTCACGCAAAAATGCAAGCAAATCCAGCAGCACTCAAGGGATCTCCAGTAGAGATTGTTGCTTGTGATGATGAGAATTCTCAAGCAAATTTCATTGCAGATGAAATCAAGAGACTTGTTGGCAAAAATCACAGCGACACAATGACTCCAAAGATGGCATCGTCAGTTGACGAATCATTATCGACCCCCGCATATGGCGACATGATGGTCGTAACCCGGCTTCTGTACCAAGCGCGAACCCTTCAGCGAGAGCTGCAATCAAGAGGAATTCCTGCAACCATTGATCATGGCGAATCATCAGTATCATCATCAAGAGAAAGGACGATGAGCGTTCCTCAAATAATACGGGGACTCCTAGAATCAAGCAATGAAAAAGATTCCGCACATCTCAATGAGCTTGCTGATATATTTTCACTTGCAAAAGACGCATTATCCAACAACGCGTCGTATGGTTCGTTGCCCGAAACGTCTCAGAATGGAAAAATTTCTGTATTGACAACCATTGCAAGACTTCTAAAAAGAAATAATTCCACATTAAGATATGATCAAATGAACAAACTGCTGGCAGCCTACGACGTGACGATGGAAAATGCACAGACACGAAATGAAAAAGTATCTCTTATGAGATTCATATTGGACAATCAGGAAGAAAAACGTTTTTTTACCGCCGCACAATGGAGATCACTGAGCCCCGTTGCTGAATCCATAGAAGCCAACAATGATGGGGAAGGAAGATCATTATCAAAGATACTCATGCATGCCATAGGTGAAACTTCATTGTTTGGAAAAAAATTAAGAAACATAGCAAGCAAATCAATCATAAACAAGACATTTGATTCGACAGAGGTAAGAAAATTTCTTGCTGATTTGAACTTTGAAAATCTTTCAGTCGGACAAATACAAAGAAAAATTGATAATTTGGAGAACAGGCTCAATCAAATTTCCGACAAGAGAGTTGACGATCAAGAATTGGCGCAGAAAAAAATTCGACAGACAGGAAATGCTGTCCGCATCCTCACAATTCACGTTGCAAAAGGAACGGAAGCCCGAGTAGTTTTCAATGCTTATTGGAATGAAGGATCAATACCCATAGCAAGAAGTGAAAACAGGGGACCTGAATCAAGGCAAGAAGAAAGAAATCTTGCGTATGTTTCCTCAACTCGCGCAAAAGAAAGGAATTATTTTGTTTATCCAAAAAAGACAATAACCAAGGCAAAATCTGTTCGTTCAGTAAATCCATCACGATTCATCGGAGAAATTCCAGAAAAAAATTCAAATTATTCCGAATATGAAAATGGCATAAGAACATACAAGCGTCATCCAAGCACAGATTTGGGTCAACAAATTGAGCAAATTGTTCAAGATCCATCAATGTTGCTGGAAAGTTTTGGCATAGAGCCAACAAAAGATCTTGAAAATCTTGTTGACAAATTGCGCAGGATGTGGGCAGAGCCACAAGAGTCAACAGCGCCTTCGGGCGGGTCATTCCGACAAGTGTTGTTCGATGGCGTCCCTTTCCAGTCTCAATTCACGATCAATCCGTGGGGATCCCTGCCACAGGCAAACAGTGGAAATGTGCTAAATGGTCAATACGCAGGAGAGACAGGCGCTGGTTCAACAGGAAATGTCACAAGGGTCAGAAACGTCCGAGGAACAGGAACGCCAGAGCCGGAAGAGACCGCAACGAGCAGGGCAATGGACATACTCACGGGACGTGTAAAAGCTACGGCAACAAAAGCCCGGGTTGCTCCTGCTCCGGCGGTAAATATCATCAAGGCAATCAAGGGTTCAATCCTAGATGATTGGCATGCAGTGATATCAAGCGGAGAAGAACCCGATGTTCCCGATGCAATAGATCTCATTATCAAATACCTAAGCAAAAAGCCGCGCGATCAAAAAACAATCCGACAACTATTTGATCTCCCGTCATACACCATGCCAAGCGACGAAGAACTTGGTGTGGGGGAGTGGTCGACTGATAAGGAGTATTGGGACGCTGTCCTCCAAGACGCGGCCCCAAATAATAATGAGGAAATGCAAAAGAAAATCGATGAGATTATAGAACAACTCACCAAGGAGAAAGGTGAATCAGCAAGCCCTCGTCTTGTGTGATGCAGCATGCGGCTCAATCAATCGGCATGCTATACTTTCCACAAGGAGAACATGATGGCCATTACCAAGAAGAACGAAAACTTTTATTACGAGTATGACGAGGATAACGAAGACGGCACGACAAATACCGTTTGGATGCCTGTTGAAAAACTCAAGGGAAGGCAGAGAAAGCAAGCCATCAACGAGCTTCAGCGCGGTCGATCAGCAAATGTCAAGAATCGCGATCTGGAAGAAAGCGAAAATCTTCTTAAGTGGATGAAGAAAAAGAAATCATTTTCTGGCCGAGATATTGCGAAACTTGAACAACGCATCTCGGCAGAAAAAAAGCTTTTCGATTAAAAATCCAAGGATTATGCAATGATTCCGGATAAAACAGGGGAGATTTTGTCGGCAGTCCATGCTCAAAAAACTGGCGGCATTCCAGATACCGCTGCACGTGGTGGGGGCTACATAGTTCAGCACAAACCTGACGTACCTCGTCCTGATGAACCAGGATCACTTGCATTGCCTCTTGTTGATCAGGCTCATGTGCGCAGTTCAGGAATGAGCGCTAGCGCAATAAGCAGTGATGTTGCAGATATTGGCACCATGCCGCCTTCTTCCCTGACGCATGGGTCGCCAATGATAACTGCAATGCAAACACCGCGGCAAACTGAACCAAAATGGACAGAAAATGGTCTTCAATATATCATCAATGGGCAACCTGTAAATGTGCTGTCAAATGGTCAGGATTTGTCGGTGCAGCTTCCAACGGTTACCGGCGCTCCTACTGCACCTCTAGGCAAGCCTGAGGATGTATCGTCTCACTTGCTGTTTGATCCATCAAAAATTTCACGCAATTCAGGCGGATTGGATAATCTTACATCACAGCAGCTCGACCGTATAACTGCATCGATAGGCGCACATGAGGCCAATCAAAAACTCTTGTTCGGGATACAGCGGATCTTCCGTGACGGAGGAAGGGATCCTGCTGCTGGGGAGCTGACACAGAAACAAAAAGATGATCAGCATAAAGACAAGAAATATGCCAGTCTTGAGCGAAAATACACAAAGGATGGACGCTTGCTTCTGGATGCATTGCCCCTTACAACTCTCACATCGCTGGCAAGTACAGCCCGTGATCGCGCCAATGCTGCCTACAAGGCGTGGTACGAAAACTCAGGCCCACTTGAAGGAAAAGCAACAAAAGCCGATATCAATCAATTGCAACAAATGCGCATGTCTCGCAAAAAACAGTTTGAGTACGGTTTTGAGCCCGGCAATGGCATCATGCGGGTATTCACACTTGACGACGGTCGAAAATTCTCCGAGCCAGTTATTCCCGGAAAAATATCCACCTCAAGGGAATTGCCTGATTCCGTGGATCATTTTTCCGGAGTATTATTTCCGGGAGATCTTGCTCAATCCGAAGACGAGTTGATAAAGTTTTTGGGCAATCCATCGTATCACCGCGATGCATCCGGAAAAACTGTTCTGGAAGCTCATAGCGATGCGATGAGAGGCTTCATGGACAATCATCTTGAGCAAGGCATTTTCCCAATGTTGGGAGATAACCGACCAATTTCCAGAGAAACATCGCGTACACCTAGTCGTGCGGAAGGTATCGCCGGAGAAGAGTCTGCTGCGTCCAAGACTGCATTGGTCGAAGAGAGGGTTAAGGATGACTTTGCTCTTCTCATGGATGAAGTTGCCGAGAAAAGGGCTTCCATGGAGATTGCCCTGCAACAAATCCTTGAGACAATTGCATCGCCTACAGAAAAGTTGGATCTTCCTGAGATCTTTAAAAAAATAGAAGCCTTGGGCGACACTAAGCTTCCTGAAGCAAAAAAGTTGGAAGAAGAATCCATAGGCGTCCTTCAGCAACGTGAACTGCAGGAAAAAATACAGGCTATCAAGTTTTCTGATGGAAAACCATTACGATTGGAAGATCTCATTTCCCCTGCTGTCGATTCCGACGGGAATTCACTTCCGGGTTCATTGCTTGTCAATATGTCGACACATGGATTCATAGGAAAAACCGCGGCAACTCCTGGCGCGAGGCATCCACTAGCGTCTGTCGCAGCCATTGAGGCGCAAGCCTACAACACGGGAAGGATCAGCAAGGGACTTACGACACTTGATGCAGCCAAAGCACGTATTGATCCGGACAATCTCAAGAAAGAAAAAGATTTTGCCGAAAAAATCAAAGCCTATTTACAGCAAGCAATGGAAGCATCTCTTCTCAAGTACCGAGCTGATACTCAGCAAACAATAAAAATCCCAACGTTACGTCAAAAAGTACCCCTCCCTGTTGACGCTGCAATGAAATTTCACAAAAAGCAATTATTTTCCGCACTGCAAATACCAGTGACGACAGGCGTGGATGTAAAAAAATACGCAATGAGACTGCCTCAGGACCAAGGATCCGAAAAATTAGTTCCAGTCATACGTCTTGTAGACCTCAGACCCGACGAATTTGTCGATCAAGTATCATCCTCAATTTTCAGCCGTGATGAAGCAAATATTTTTGATACTAAATTAAGTGCTGCGTATGAAAATTTCTCAAGTGCCAAACAAAACATGCAGACGGTTTCAGGGCCCGAAAGCGAAGCGGCGGTTGCCAATGCACGACAAGGAATTGAGAATGTACTAAAAGAAAATCTTGTCTTGAATGAAACTGAAAGACAAAGCATAGAAAATATAATCGGAAAAGATGCCAGTCCATACATAAATCTTGTGAAAAAAGCTCTTCCTAAGGCATTGTTTGACTCATGGCTTGACAAAGTGAAAAATGGCAATTTTCTAGGCGCCCTGACAATCATGCGGGATCGACTTGACGCAAGTTCCACAAAAACCGCAGCACAACAAAAAATCAAGGCAGACCTTGCGGAGTACACAAGACAATTAAGAAATGATGTTTCCTATTATATTCGATCAGAAGGCGAACAAAGCAAAACCCCTACGGGATTATTTTCGCCGAGAATCATTCGCGAAAAGTCACAGAAATTCACGCCGTATGAAGATTCTACGAATGCCGCATTGTTCAGAAAAGCATATCGGCAATCATTGATAAATTCAGATTCAACGTTATTGGATCCGCAATCATTCGATGACGACAAAAGTCCGGAAATGGCAAAGTTTATTGATCAATACCCTCATGTGCTGGTTGATTCCGGACAAGCAGACATCAGGAGTTGGTTTTCCGAGTCAATACTCAATGCTGCAAAAGACAGGTTTCTTTCATATGAGATTCAACCCAAGAATCCATCAAATATTATACTCCAGTCAACGAGCGCTGCGCAGGAGGCGAGAAGCATCATTGACCACATGAGAAAAATGATCGATTACGAAGGTGAATTCCCGTTTGGCGTCCGTACAGATGATCCGAAATCCGATCACCCTTGGCATGATGCAGAGTGGCATCGAAGGTATACAGTTCCAGGAACCGAATACAAGGAAGACTTTTCAAAAACAGGAGAGTTTGCAACCGGACCTGATGGTTCTTTTGTGCGCAAAAAAATTAACGTAAAAAAAGACAAAATGCCGGATTACAAAACTGGAGAACTGAAACTTTGGGTACCTACCAAGCAACCTACCGCTGACGCACAAGGAAGAATGAAGTACGAAATCAGCAAGGAAGACGACATAAGTTTTCAACCTGAGAAGAGTCTTCTTACTGCGCGGGATTCTAATGGCCTCATGATACCGGTAGGATTGCCGAATGGCCTAGATGCAACACAGCTTCAAGGGTACTTCCCCAATCCAACATGGCAAGGTCTTGCAAGAACACCGAATGCTGTTTCAAAAACTTATGCAGCGCCCATTCTTGCAGCCGTGTATGGCATCACTGGCGATTCTTCTTTTTCAAGGCACCCAGAGTCGCCAATAACCGACGCGGATCTTAAAAACAAATTACAGGAAGGCATAAATACGTTAAAAAAAGATATCGATACGTACTATGCTAAAGCAACAAAATCTTCAACTGCCGATCCATGGAGACAAGCACGAGCTGACATGATAGCCATGAGGACATCCAGAGCAGTAGGTTCAGGATCACAGGACATCCTCAAGAAAATTCTTTCTGTGCTGTCAGTAAATAATGAGGAAATCATGAAGGCCATTGAAGAAAAATATCCCAGAGCTGAACAGTGGCTACCCGAACATGTCAAAGATTTCGAGCTTCTTGCTCAGCTTAACATGCGTTTGTCTGGAAGCAAAGATGGTAGTGCACCCTCCATGGAAAATATTTTCTCGGGCGATATTCCATCGTATTTTTATCCTGGAAATGACAAGGAAGAAAACGGAAAAGATGCAGACTGGGTAAAAATGGCACTGGATGTCAAGGCGGATTTGCTGAAAAAATATGCGATACCGGAATTGCCACCCAGTTCCGAAGTGTGGCATGAAATTTCTCTTGCTTCTGCTGGACAATTGGTGGCGGACGCCGAAAAAAGAATACAGTTTATTAATGAAATCCAAAACACACCGAGATTGCAAGGAGAAATTGCTACTGCAATCAATGAGGCCAAATCGGAAATTGATCAAGCAACATCAAGGTCCCAGCAACAGCAAGCGGTTATGCGTCAACCATTGGATATTGCAGCGCATTCAAGAGACGTTCTGGATAGATGCATCGCTGAAAAGGTCATGCCATTTGATATATCAAGTTCCCTGTATCCTGACCAAATGAGAGGGAGCGGAAGTCCGGTGGCATTTTACGCTTTGGGCGACACTGATGCAATAGATTCCCACAACATGATCCATATCGCCTCAGACCCATTGGCGGTCAGATACAATCCTTCCGCGACATTGAATGAAGCGGGAGAAGCAATTGACTCCATATCAAGATTGCTTTTGTCAAGGAAATCAGGAAATTCACCCGCAAATGCAGGGTTGCCGCTTCGAACACGCAAGCAACATCAAAAAGATCATGTTCAATCCATGATTGCAGAAATGAAAAAAATATATGATATGACTTCAGGGGACAAGAATCCTTTGTATGACATCATAAATGAGATAAATCCCCATGTTGCACCAATTCTCAAGTTGAGCAGCGATCATTTTGACACGCCAGATTGGGAAACCAAATTCCTGAATGCCCTTGATGCCTATTGCAAAGCGCAGGACATATCGATGATAACTCCTGCTGATGAACATTATCCATCTCGATTGCTTGCCATGCCGGAATCATGGCAGTTCAAAACAGAACAAGGCTCCATGATTTCGCATGTTCCAAAAATGATATTTGTAAAGGGAAACATTGAAAAATTCAAACAAAAAAAATTCGATCTTGACAGGACTGTTGCATGCATTGGCACGGCAAAGTTAAAAGAAGGCGACCCTCTCGATGCAGAAGTGGCGCAGATTGCAAAAAATACCATACAGCAACTGGCAAAGGACAACTGGATAATTGTATCTGGAATGGCGAAGGGAATTGATAGCATTTGTCACGGTCAGGCGCTGGAAAGCGGAACGGCAACCATAGGAATATTGCCTCATGGAATCACCTCGACACCGGGCGCCTCACAAGCAGAACTCTACAAAAGGATGACGGACCCCAAAGGAATGGGGGTTGTGATGACCGAGTATCTTCCGGGGATGCAAAATTACGGATCCACAGAAGGAAGTACCGTAAAACAGAACTTGCACAGGAACAGACTTCAGGCAGGACTATCAATTGCAACAGTCATGTTTTCCTCGACAGCCAGACAAAATTGGATCAAGGAAAACATGGGTGAATACCAGATACAAGCCAATGAAAATGGACTCCTCACAGAAAGAGACATTGAAGACGCCGGTTCAATGGCAACCCTTCGGCATTCGTTATATCAAGCAAGAAGAAATTTTGTCCTTGATCCATCCAGCATCGTTGATTCTAATAACAATCTCATTTACAAGGACATGGATCTATCAAAAGGCGTCATGACGGGAAACTTCGAGGCAATGGAGAATCTCAACGCAACGAGTTTTAATGCATTAGAGATATCAGGATTGATCGATAACCTGAATATCGCCTACGCAACTCGAAATGAACCCAAAAGAACATTTATTGGAGATGGAGCAAACGCTGAACGAGTCCTTACAAACCTTGGAATGACCCAATCCCCTGATGAAACCAACGAGTCGTTTTTAGACAGGGTAACACAAGAAATAATGAAGAAGATTGCAGCAAAGGATGCTGATACCAAGGCGGTATTGAAAAAAATTTCAGACTCATACAATCCGGACGGATCCACCAAGAAATCAATTGTCATTTATGCTCCTGATGAAAATGATGCAAGCTTGAAGCAATTGATCATGGCTCGCGAAATGGGAATACCGACCGTTGTTGTTCCGGCAAAGGTAAACTACTCCAAGACAAAGATGGCCGACGAATATGATGAAAATGGAGAACTCACAAGAATAAATTCACTCAAGGACTGGGCTCCATTAAAACCAGATACTGTTCACGCACAAAAGGATGAACTGACCGCCACATTGAAGGGAAGCACATACACATTTGGATCGGCGGAAGCGCTCTATTATGCCTTTTTGTATGAGAATCCGGAAGACATAAGCAGCATTTCAGATCTTTCAAAAAGACAGCAGGGAATGAACGAAATCAGGAGAAAAGCAAAACAGGATCAAGAGGCAGGAAGAATCCTTGAACTCACTCGTGACCAGAAAGTTTCAAGGATGTATGATGCTCTCAAGATAAAATTCAGCAATAAGAATTATGCTAACGTCCTTGCAAAGACCGGAAATGCCACTATTGTGCACGAAAGTCCTGACGCATTCTGGGGCGTCATTGGGGATAGTTCACCCAAGAATCAAGCAAGCATCGGAACTGGGGCAAATGTCGTTGGTAAATTGCTCATGTTCATTCGCGATCAGCAAAGATCCAATAGCAACACATTGACTCCCAATGAAATCAGAAGCATGCACTCCACGCAGGAGAATTGTCAAATTCCTTGGAACAAGGCGCTGCCATTTTTTGGCATGTATGCCCAAGATGTGGATTCATCAAAAATAACTTCATTGAGTAATGAGCCTCTTCGTGTGGGAATTACCGGATCAAGGGAAGGCTTGACCAGCAGCATGATAGAGGCTGCCTTGCGCGGATCACTCAAGATGAATTCTGGCAGCCGCTTGATAACGGAAGATGCAACTGCTGCTCTAGGTCTTTCCGATTTTGAAAAACGAATGGGCATAAAAAGACAAGCGGTAAGCTCGAATTCGGCGACCAGAAAAATCACCCCTTTGTCTTTCGTGCATGGAGGCGCAAAAGGAGCGGATTCTCAGGCAATAAACTACATATTGTCAAACGTAAAAAGATTTGCCATTGATGGAATTGAAAATTCCATAACGGAAATACCATTTGATGCCATGTCTTCAGACGAAAAGGATTTTCAAGATGGCACGGCTGGCAACAGAAGAAACTCGAAAATCGTGGCGAATTCCGATGTTCTCATTGCAATCTGGGACGGGAAAAGCAGAGGCACCATGCATGCCGTCATGACGGCAATACAGCAAGGCAAGCCTGTTCATCTTTGGTCACCTGACGGGAGAGGAGGCATGAAACTTCAGGAGATATACCCATCCAGCAAAGGAAACATGTCCGTTATTTCCCCTTCGGATCCATCTCCCAGGGAAAACTCCACACTAAGCATCGCCCAAGATGAACATCCATCACATATTCGCACCTCCACATTGAATCTTGCGGAAAAATTGCGCACACAGACCTTGACATTGGGAGTAAGTCATGATTCTCCATACATGAGAGGAATTCGAGGAAGCCTGGTCAACTCCGTGAGGCCAAAATCAGTAAGCATCATGTATTCTCCTGCTCCGTATTCTGCCCAAGAACCAAGTGACGATTTTGCTGTGCCTCGCGGTCATTATCGTGGAGATCATGAATTATTTCACGGAAGAATTCACAAGGGTGCGACAAGATACGGTGATCGCGCTTTGCCGGTGGATAGTCCTGACAGTTGGGAATCATTTTCTGGTTTTGAACAGAAAACACCGCTTCAAAAAAGAATTGAAAAAATGGCGAAAGAACGAGCAAGACAAGAAGAAGTAGATTCGTTGTCACTCGGAGGCGCAAAAGAAAAGGTTTCGTCAACACCGGGGATGGAAGCTATTGCCATGGCAGTAAGGGGGAACAACAGGGCTTCAAGATACGCATCGGTTGCATCGCAAAATCCCTCGGCTGAAACGTCAGCGTGGCTCGATGAGTACAACAATGAAAATCCAAAGTTCTTTTCTCCCGAATCAGACAGCGGAAAAAGAATGGCAAAATCAACCTCGCGATCAATGGTTATAAAAAATGATCTTTTCCCGAATTTGTTCGCAAAAGTGTCGATTTCCTTTGCTGACAATGAAGCTTTGGGAAGGAGCAGGGATCAGCGCGAATTCAATCAAGCGACGGCAAAGTTCCACGTGATGTTGTTTCACAGACAACAGCAAACTGATGCATCTGGAAAACCAGCAGATCCATTGATAGTTCCTGTTGGAAGCCTCGTGTATGAAGTGCCAAGATCTCCTGCGCTTACAAGTCTTTCCGCATCAAGAACTGATTCAGGAAGAGGTGTGTTCGGCGAAGGATACATGAACTATCAACGAGTCATAAGCATGCTAGCCACAGATGTGGCTAGCAATCTCCTTGCATCCCATCAGGCAACGTCAATTCATCAGGAATTGACCAGACATGCAAGTGGGCTTTCAACCTTGCTGCAGAACAATGCAAGATATCAGGAATTGAAGAAAAAGAGGGATCGGACAGCAGAAGAAACGTCCGAAATGAAATTGCTGGACGCAAGTCGTAAAAAACTTGGCACTATTGGCATACCCTTGACTACAGCACCGCAATCTCACGGTCTTGCCACATTGAGGACAAGACAGGAAGACAATCTTGGCGACTTCATTCATACACATCTTTCATCCACAACATTGCAGCCGAGCTTGCTGCCCACAGCCAGAGGAACAGTAAGTGATCGTCTATCTAGTGCACGAGATCTTTCCCAGTACGATCCCATTAAAATACCGATAGAGCAGATCAATGAGTACATCGAGAGCCTTCGTGCACACACACAAACCATTGGCTCCCGAGAAGCGTGGCCTCCTGCGCCTGCGTTGGAAAGCATAGGGCAAACTACCAGAAGAAACAAGCAATTATCTGCAAATCCCAACATCAGATATCAAGCATCACATCAGCAGAGAGGAAGTTCCCCTCAGTCCGGAATGCTGATGTTATTCAAGGCTCTTGGTGGGGAGGTAAAAGCCGCTGCAGACCATACTCCTCTCGACAAGGATCGCGGAATATATGGAGACGCAACCAGATTGACGGGATTGGCCGGTATTAATCAATTATCATCTCGAAAAATGAATGTAAACGCTGTAGCCTTGCTTTTTGGTTCGCTTCTTTGGGACAAAACACAAAGAGGACCCTTTGCCACTTTGCAAAATCCAGAAACAAGCACACTTTATCACCTTATTGCTACTCCTTCGAATTCCAGCACAATCAAGTATGATGGCAATTTTATGAAACTCTTGCAACAGGGAAGAATTTTCAATTCGCTGAAAAATGTACAGGCCGGGACAATGTCTGCTGACAATTTTCAAGAAAATGTTGTTTTCAAGAATAACATGTCAGATGTTCAACTTTGGCATGATATTCAAATTGCTGATCTTTTATCAAGCCAAACCAACATGTCTGATGGACTCAGAAATGTGGCAAACGACATATTGACAGAGATAGGTGGTAAAAAAACACTGCTGGATGGCAAATACACTCGTGATGGAGTAGCAACAAATCCTGTGGTGGTCTCGTTGGCCACAAGATGGGCGATGTTTCGTGACAATCTTTTCTGGATGGGAAGAGATGCAAATTTTTCTCAGGATTCATACGCATTAAAAGATGATGTACGGAGAAGAATGGCAGAAGCGACAAAGGTCTTGGGTGGCTCGGCTCCTGCGCTTCTGCTTGCGGGACATGTTGCCGAGAATTCAGATGCGTTTTCGCACATGAATAATTCCTTGGCGGGAAAAATGCAGGAGACTATCAAGAGAATGATGTCCCAAGGCAGCAAGGGACCAAGAAGCTTGTACGAAACGCTATCTGATTTGAAGGATTCCATTTCCCGCGCAAAAAGCAATTTTGTTTTCTTGGAAAATATCAGACATGATGGCCAGGAAAACATGATAAAGATGCGTCCATTGGCTTCATCAAATGGAGTACAGACAGATCCGCTTGCAGTATCCATCAAGAAATCCTTGGGAATCTCAGCAGGAACTACGTTACTTACGTTACCGGCATATCTGTCGTCAGCATTTGACCTGATTGCGTCGTTGGATATTTCGTTTGGGGCGGTAAAAAGGAAAATCGGCTTTGAGTCAACGATTGCAAATATCTCAAAATCAAATATTGTAGATCAATCAGGCATAACGGAATCCAAAGATACAAAGTTTGTCTTTGTCCCAGGATCCGTATGGCAAGCGACCAAGATGCCCTTTGATGGAATGAAAGATACACAAGGAAACCTTGTCGTTCCCAATAAACTAAATCCGACTGCCTATGCTCTGGTTGCATCTCGACATCAAGAAATAAACAGGATATTTTTTGGGCTGACAGGAGGAAAATCATCCGATCAGGAGTTGATTGACGAAAGCGCTCTTTTTTCTAGTGATCAAAAAAACGAACCTCAAGACAGAAGCGCTTCCCATTATGTATATATCGGAACGCCGATGGGCAAACAAATTGACGAAGGTCTTGGGGTATTGAATGCCAATGAAAAAGAAAGAATGGCTGAATACCAAAAAGCGGTCGCAATTGCTATCGGGCATGCAGCAAACATAAAGGGAGCGACCAGACTGCCATCCAATGCCCAATGGTTTCTTCCAAGTGATTCATCAACATTCAAGATTATGCAGTCGCAAAATAAGGATATCTTTGAAAAGATCGCTCTCGATGCAATATCCGGAGGAGCTCAAGGATCACTGTCCAGCGAGAAGGATTTGCGAGATAGGCAAATACGGGCACTCGTCTGGGCAAGAATGTATATCAATGCAATCCATGAAGCCAAGAGGGACGAAGAAATCAAGACTGCGGAAAAAAATTCGCCATCACCATATACAGTGCATGCTCCAGAGGAAGCATCGTTATTCAAGGATTTTGGCGATGAGGATAAAAAGCTTGCGCAAGATTGTTCTTTCATCAAAATACGCGCCCTTCAAGATGCATCAATCGATTCGACATCTGAAGCATTGACGTACAGAGACGTTGTTCCAACTTCACTTTCAACACCTTCCCCAACCATTTCCGATTCCAATAGTGTCCGCAGCATGACAACGAGGATTTTTACGCTTGAATCAGAGATTCAAAAGGTAAAGCGTGACTTGGAGATGCCCCTGCTGAGCGCAGCAACCAAAAGAGATCTTGAAGCAAAGAAGAAGGAACTAACCGATACTCTGTCCAAGCAAGTCGATGTTCGCGCCGCAACAATACGCGCGTCAATGACCACTGAAGAACTGGCAATCGTTGCAGACAAGAAAAAAATGCTTGATTCCATGGATGAGATAATGAATGACGAAAATGAATGGGAAGCTTTTGATGATGCAGTCGATAGCGCAGAAAAACTCAGAAACGTTGATCCTGAGAACCCTGATTTCTTTACCGAAATCACGCACAGTCCTGAGGTTCTTGACATAGATTTTGAAAATCAGGATTCCATAGATGAGGCGGCATCTGCGCTTGAACAAGGGCAATTGTATTTGCAAAAAGCACTTCCTGTTCTAGCGGCGTACAAGGACACATTAGCGCAACTTCAATCAGATGAGGATTATCCTATTCCATCGTATTCTCTTGACAACTCACTTGCTGGAAGCGGGAAAAAGAACATTTCCTATTTCCAATGGTATGAAAATCTTGACGACCATCAGAAATCAAGTTCTCAAAAAAATCTCATGAGAAGATATGTGGCTCTCTTGGAATCTTCATTGCTACGACAATTTTTTATCAATGAGCAACTCAAGAAGGCAACCGGAGATGGACAAAAGTTTACAGTTGCCAGAATGACCAATTATTTCGATGAGTCTTCCGCGTTGCGCAAACGAGAAAAAGATCGCAATGCATTCATTGAACAATTGACACCAAATGAGTCAATGCTATTGGGAAGTCCGCGAGTGAGCAAAGTTTTTGGTGAAAATCCTCTCAGCGAACCGACCGTTGATACATTGTCAATAAAACAACTGAAGGGAATAAGCAGGGGTGGGACATCCATTGAAGATGCCATTTCAAAAGAGCAGGTCATTCCTGTAACTAATGCGATAATAGATTTCATGACATATCATTGGAAGCCAGTCAATGTCGGACTGGATACGAATATATTGGGCGAACTGTTTTCTTGGGGATCGCCATTATTTACGTATTTGAAGAAAAACGGCGACCAGTCGTTATTCTGCATAGACGCAACGTCAGGTTCATCTATTTCATTTTCTTCTTCACTGCTCAAGAAGAGAGATGAAATAGTTGCGGACATTGCGCTTACCAAAGAAAACGTCAGGAGTGGGAATCTGACGCCAGATGAGGAGATTGAGTCAACACTGAAGCTGGAAAGACTTGAACAAGACAAGAAACGAATCATTGAAGCGATCAATGACGAAACCACCAAGACAAACCTCATTGAAAAAGCATTCAATGCGTTTCGCTTGGAGGCAAGGGAGGCATACCAATGCATCTCTTCCGGATCAGAAGCGTTCAACGGAAAACTTTCCTTGGACTTCTGGAGAGATCAGTTCATCGATCTCAAGGCACCAAGGGCCATTCAAATACAGTCAGCAACGGGAGAACCAACAAAGCAATTCACAAAACACGCGTGGCCACAATCGGAACGCAGGAAAATGGCGCGATCTGCCCAGCAGAAATCATCAACAATGACGGAGTCCATACAAATAAGAGCCGCAACGGATTTCCCGCCGCTGAAGCCAGAATCCTTCAGCGCTTGGGCGACGGAGCTGAGCGCGGGGCAGCAAGATCCCGACAGCGTTGACACGCAGATGGAGGTTTTCAAGACAAGGCTGCGAAAATCATTCGGAATCGTGTACCATGTTCCGAAGACACGGGCTCCAAAACCGCCCCCTCGGCAGGCGCAGTTGCATAAGAGCCGCAAGGTTACATTCTTTGTCCGCAAGGCAGCATTTGACAGCAAAGGCAGGTAAATGGTGGAAACCAGCAAAAACAGCGCCAACGGATATGGGCATTGGGCCATTCAAGTCAACGGAATGCCGCTTTATGTTTCGGGAGATTTCTCTTCCCTGCATCCTCATCATGCCCTTTCGCGTCAGAAAACAAACATCAAGGGCGCCAAGGCGACCAAAATGCACGGATTAGCCGCGCAACACGACATCAAGGATGTTATCATTATCAACGGAGAAGATGTTCCACACAACAATGTCGGGAAGCTTTCTCAGTTGATACGAAAGATACTGAAGAAAGAATCCCGAACCGTCAGGACATCATCAAGGAAACCCAAGGAATATGACATGTCATTCCCGAACACCACATTGACGGGAACGACGCATGAGTCATCCGGCGGAATCCTGTTTGTAGTTTCTGATGCAAATAATCATCCCGTAATGATCACAAAGAGACCTTCAAGCATCAAGGATATTGAGGGAGCATTGCTTACCGATGTGTCTGAGTATCTTGCCCATGAACAACATCGGGCTGCGTGGTTTGTGCATCATGACATGAGCAATGACATTCGACATGCTCCTGATCATATTCTCCCCGATCACTCTCCATTGGCTTGCTGGCCATGTCACAAAGGAAAAATGATATGGCGTTATCCTTCTGCCATACGGTAGAGAGTTTGGAGTGAATGATGCAGCAAGCACTGATGAAATCCGCAATAGAAATTCCGGATCAGTTCGAACCACAGGAAGATCATGTTCCTGAGAGAGATCATGAAGGGTTGGCAAGAAGAGCGTGGATTCTGCAATCTGCCTTGTTCATGGGTATCCCTGTTGATGACATCCTTCCTCAACCACTAATTGATAGCATGGAACTCAATCGCATATCGCAAGAATTCCAGGTTGTCATGCGAGAACTGCTTGCAAGGGGACACCATCATGAAAGGGCAGTGGGAAATTTCATAAAAAAATTGAATGGCTACGCAAAACTTTATTGTTATTCGGGAAAGAAAGTGATCCGATCCGATGATATCCATACGATGCTTCAAGTGTTCTCTCCATCGATGACCAGGGAACTCATGGCATCCATTGCCAATGCCACACGAAACATGTACCGACATACAAAACTTGAAATGGATCGATTGAGCAGAGAAAAGAAGATATCCTTGCCGTATCGACATCCTTCGTTGCTCAAGGGACTTGACAATACCTATCCGCATGGACAAGGCTCATACGGACAATCAAATGAATGGAGATACGGAAAACAATCCTCCGTTGAATTCACGAATGCGTCGGCAACGAGATCCGGAACGTCCGTGCATCCATTTCTTCTTGTCCCAATGCATATCGATGCGCTTCCTTCGGGGTCAAAAATCCTGAGCTGTGAACTCGTGCATGAATCCATGCTTTTTTCAAGTGATGGTTCAATCAGGAAAAACGATCACGTCAGCATGACTGATGCGTGGGCAAGGTACCTGAAGCCGTTCACGGGCAATGCCGAATTGTGGCAGCAATCATCATCAAAGAATGGCGAGCTAAACAAGCGACTGTTCATTCAGCATCCACGAAAGAAAATCACATGGTTTTTCGCATCAGTCACCGCTGGCAACTCTCCTCTTGACCAGGAGCAATCCACAAAGATTGAGATATTCCTCGGGAAGACAAAGAAGATCGGAGAGATCACTTATGATTCTCGTCCCTCTGCCATCTTGAGGACGGCACAAGCACATCTCAACATTTTTCTGGCGCGATATATTGCTTCCGAGCTGGCTGCATATGGATTTGCGGCTGCCATGGGTCTTTCGGTGCCGCAATCATGTGAGGTTCCTCCAAATGGAAATCCGTGGCTCTCCTTCAGGATATCAGGACGGTTGTCATCAACACCGTCAATGGCAATGGGACAAGCGGCATTTCCCGAAAATTACATCATTTTTTCGCGCGACAAGGAAGATGCATACACAACTGACATCTCAAGGTTTCTTCTTTGGGCAGAGTTTGACAAGGAAGTCCGGGTAATCCATGCCAATGACGGCGTATTGAGGATCATGCATGATTCATTCAATTATCATGTGGATATCATGACGCTCCCCAAGGGGCGAGGCATGAAAGTCACGCTCTTCTCCGATTCCTTCAATTATATCGATGAATTGCGCATACAGCCACAAAACAAGGACAGCATGGAATTCATCGGCAAGGTTGCACTTGCCCAAGCAATGGGAGTGCCGGATGGGCCTGATTACAGCGAAATAGAATGCCTTGTCAGTCATGTTCCCATGAATTTCTCATCAAGTGATGGAGTTCGATTGCGGCCTGCGTTTGAAATGGGAGACATTCTCCCCTCTGATGACTACGCGCCATTGGATAGCCTTCCGCAAAGTTCCATATCCTATCACATGAACGCAGCATCAACCGTCATATACAAAAACTCGAACATGAGCCGGATACGTGGAGATCTCACTGGATCGCTGAAGCTCTTTGAATCCCAAACCATTGATCAAAGTCATTTCTCCGAATACGCATCATGGCGGGATGTGATTGCTTCTTGCCAGAAGCAATTCAATTCAAATTTCTTCCGTGCCAAGAAGAAGAAGGATCGTGAGGAGTTGTTCAGTCAATCGCATATCCAGTCCCTCCTCGCAAACATACACACCCAGTTGAGCGCACACGAGACAAATGAACTGCAAGTATCCATCATTACCGAAGTCAAGGAAAAGAGCGATAACACATTCTGCGCGGGTGATTTTTTCCCCTTGCTTCGTACCTCGCTGTTGAAATACGGACTCTCGTATGATGTCTATCTAATTGGAAGAATATCTCATAAATCATATTATGAATCCATGATTGCCCAAGAAAAGACATTTTTCAATTCCCTGTTCTCATTCATGATTACATGCAAGAATGCATACGGGCAGGAAATATGCATTTACCAACCATCATATAGCGTACAACCGGGAAACTATCCAAGATACTCCTCAATCGGTGACATCCTCTGCGGATACTTGCCAGATTTCATGCTATGGATGTGCAGGGAAGGATTACGCAACCACAAGAACGATCAGCTTTCTTCGGCGTATTTTGCACAAAGATCAGATGGATATTCTTCCCTCACCAAGGACAAGCGGGAAGATGAGACCTTGCCATTTTCTCCGGATGCCTCCATGATCGTGTTCCAGAAAGAGATGGTCAGGCGTTGGATTTCGTATCACTTCCCCTCAATCTCTCGCACGTCCTCGGGTTATCACGGAAGCGATCTGTCCATTCTTGATCATTTGATTCTTTCCGTGCAAATGGTTGACGAGCCGCGAGGAACCGATGACTATTGCCCTTCTTCGGAGCTGGATGACGAAGACATGGCAAGATTGCTTCGCATAACAATGCTCTTGCACGACATAGGAAAAAGCAGCGTCCTTGATGGAGGAATCGGGCCACATGCGATCAATCACGAGCGCTATTCTTCAGCGCTTGCCGCCAAGTTGCTGCCTCAATTCTTCCTGAAACGCAGTGAGTGCGAGTCCATCGAGAAATGGATCTATCATCATTCGGCATTCGAATACGCCGTCGCTGGCAAGTATGGAAATCTGGAAGACGCTTCCGCTCATATAGCCAAGCTCTGCGGATCGGTGACTGATGCCGCGATGCTCTATCACATCTATCGATGCGACCTTGACTCATCATCCCGCGAACCATACGACAAAACAAGCAAGGAAGAATCATTTTCTCCAGAAGAACTCCTGGAAAAGATCGAATCGTATCTTGAGTCAAGTTCGTTCAGTCCAGTTACCCCGGAAAGGATACACTGCCAGAGATCATTCGATACTGTTTCAAAATTCTGGAACAACATGTCTGGTCTTTCCGCAAATGGCGAAAAGGCAATCAGGAACGATGACCTTGAGAATTACTTGGGAGTTTCCAAGTATTCCATTTCGCGACAAAAATTCTCGATAGAATATCTTCTCAAGGCAGAATCGATGCTGCCCGAAATCATGAAGAATCCTGAACTTTCGTTTGCGCGTTCACTTGGCATGTCGTATGAAGGACCTACGGGAAGTATTGTCCGTTGCTTTCAGTGGGTCAATGTTGATTCAATACAGAACATATTCCTTGAGGGACTCATGCCCTACGCATCAATTGACGGAAGAAGCATCTATGCATCAGTCAATGAGGCAGCGCCGTTGCCTGTTCCTCTCTATAACGAAAATTTTGTGGCACTTCTGGTTTTTGACTATCACTGCGGCAAGATGATCAAACGTCACAAGCTTGATGAGTTGGCCAAGGAATTCTCCCAGGCGAAGAAAGCGACCATGGGTAGCCCATTGTTCTCCTTGTCACTATGCGAAAATGATCTTGTGGACAATGCCCGTATAGGATTGAAATTAGGATATTCGGCATCGCTTGATGTGCACAACGACAAGAAAATTCTTTGCTGCTTTGATCCGAGCAGGACCGCATTGATCACTGCACTGATGGTTCCCATGTCAATTGCGCGGAAAGAGCTTTCTGCGGACTTCAAGGGAGCTCCCATGGAGTTTCTTGATCGTCAGCACACAGGGAAATTCAAGAAAGTGTCCCTTCCTGATCTTGCGTATGAGGATTTGCGAGTCAGGAACAACAATCTCCAATGGATCAGTGATGTGCAATGAACAGGCAAGTGCAGCGGTATGAGGAAAATCACAAAAGCGGAGAAATGGAGCAATACATATCCATGATTCCCGCAAACATGATGTCAAGAAGTGCGGAGGTGCTTGAATACGCTGCAATCCTTGGCGTCGAACGTGTTGACATACCAAAGATGCCATCAGGAGAAGTGACAAAATGGTGGTATTTGATACAGATGAAAACGTGCAAGACCTGTGTATTTCTTTCACAGAAAATACCACAATTCCCGTATCGCGATTGCAGCAACCCAAAGGTATCGCCATTGTATTTTGATATTGTTTCTCGCAGCTTGTCCCTTTGTGATCTTTGGCAGGCAGGATTTGACGAAGAGCGGATCGATGATGAGATTGAATCCGGATACGCGGAGAACAAGTATGTCCTTGCGGCAATGATCAAGATGGGATTGACAGATACTCCCAAGGATATTGCTGTTCCAACCGTAGGCAGCGTGGAAATGCTGAAATTCAATCTGGAGCTTGCAAGTGCAGCGGATATTCATAATTCAATTGTCTTTTCGTATGTACAAGCAGCAACAATGATTCGATCCGGACATCCCGTTGACGAAGACTACTTGTCCCAGATATCCAAAAAGTCACTTCCCGTGGTTCAGGGAGATAAATTCAATACAAATTTGTTACTATGAAAGCATGGAGCGTAACATGAAATCGACCACAAGAAAAAGTTTGCCTGCCGATCTTTGGAAATTTCAGGAATTGGCAAGTGATTCGCAATTGAATCAAGCGCCAAGAAACTCCGTTGGATTTGTTGTGAAAAAAATGGGCAAAATGGTCACCAGTGCAGATCTGGAGACCCTTGCTGGTCCACGCGCAACTGCCGAGGGACTCAGGGCGGCTCTTGGATACACATCAGCGCGAGAACAAGTCGGAATGAGTGACAGCGCCCAATTGGCTGTGCTCCTGAATCGCATGAACAAGGCGCTCCGCAAAAGTCTTCCCTTTGAGGATCATCCGAATAATTCATTTCCCGTGCGCGATGAACGGTATCGCTCTCCCGATGGAACGATTAACGATCACCAAAGTGAGCATACTGCGCGAGCCGTCAGTGACTTGAGGGTCAAGGAAGGAGATGAGGCCGCAGATGAATATCTGAATGACATCGCAGGGCAAAAAACAAATGACGCGCAGAAGAAGTATGAGAATGATGAGGTGCAGCCAGGAACAAAAGCTGCATCCGCCGAAGATGCTGATGATTGCGATCATCCCGGTGGAGATCTTGACAGTTATGTAAAGCCGTCGGCTCGTGCACGAGGATACAATCCGCGCACAAAGCAGATTGATCCTGATTTGGTTGGCATGGACGAAAGGGAATACACCGAAAGGTTTTTTGGCGACAAGATTGCCGACGCGATCCACGGACCCAAGGAAGGGGCAAAAGATCGTGGCGAGTATCGTGTAACACAGCGCGGAAAAATGAAGATTGGTGATTTTGAGAATTCGGCCGATGAAAATGGGGAGAAAACCGGAGGAGATGGAGAACTTTCCGATGAAGTGAAGCAAAATGGTATTTGGCCAGGTGGAGCAAGTTCAAGTCCGCCGCCACCCGAGGAATCCGGAAGGCCTCCCAGCAGGGCCGAGGAGCAGGAAGGCGGTCCTCCCGGGGGCATTGTTCCTTCCGAAAAAGACCCCACTCCCGACAAGCCGCTTTCTCCAGAATCTGCAGAACGTGATCCGCTCGCCGAAGCCAGACACAGTCCGGACGGAACAAAGGTCAGTGATCCCGCAAAGTTCAAGGCATTTATCACAAACGCGAGGAAGTATCTGAGAAGCCAAGGGATTGGGACGAAAGTCATCAACAAGGCTGCAAGCATGGAAATTGCCCGAGGATTGCTTGCGGGAAAAAAGGGCGGTGGATTTGGTTCCAAAAGCATGGGAATGATTCATGAGCAAGCACAAAAGGAAGCAGCAAACGCCGGTGTGCGGAACAGCAAGCATCAAAGTGGCGACCCATTGCAAGGCCTTTCTCCCAAAAAACTGACAAAGTACTACGCCATGGCCATCCGATCCATCTTTGGTGCGCATAAGGAAGGCATGAAATCATCCCGTTCTCGTGCAACAGTCATGAGTGCGCCATCCGAAACTGCTCCCTCGGAGCCACCGAAGGATGCCGGGACTGTTGCCAAGGAGGCGCAGCAGCTGCTTGACCCGTCCGGATCCGCTCCGGAAACAAAGGTGTCAGACGATAGGTTGGCAAATTCGGTCAAGCTGCTTGAAGACCTCCAGCCAGACATCGAGGACGGTATGTGGAGCGACGGAAGCAACACGGTGGATCTCAATCCATTCCTGACTGCGGACGGCCAGTTGAAGCCGGGGTATTTTCTGAGGATGGGGTCAGATAATACCCCGACGATATACAAATCATTCAGGAAATCAACTGCGGATGGACTGCCTATTGACAGGATAACCGCAGACCCGGAGAATGCTCCGGGGGGACATCGAAATTATTATCAAGGATCACATGAAGAAGGCAGGGGGCCGGGATTCCTCAGCCTGGATCAACCAGCATTCAAGCGAGACCAGAATCTCTCCAATGGCAGTTCTGTCATTGGAGATGCCGGATTGCAACGCGAACAACTAAACATCTTCAATGATCGCCCCGACGGCAAACTGATGCCAGGGATTCCCAATGATCTGTCAGCTCCCAAGGATGAGCCGTGGTTGACCGTCAATCCCGAAACGGGAGACTGGGAAGGAAAGCTTACCCGATTCAAGTTGGGGGCGTTAAGTCTTCCTGTTCGCGGTGCGTATCATATTGCATCACAGGCCTTGCGAGGATTGACTGGAATCAATTCGGATAACGTCCTGAGTAATTTGGGAGACGCAGCAAAGCTTGCCTTTCATGGAGCCAGACAGATCAACTTGGATCCAGAAGCATGGGAACATGCCCAGCATAATGGAAGACTCGTGCAATTGAACGAGCAAAATCCGTTACCAAATCCTCATGGAGGCCCCATGCGCGGAATGTTTAAAAACAACATGTCTTTTGATGATTGGGAAAAGATTGCACAAGATAATTTCCAAAACCCCGATCATGAGTACGCAAAAGCAATGCACAGGCTCTTGGCAGGGCATCCTATCACCCAAGACGCCTACAAGGCATATATGGCAAACCAAAACGATGAAAGCGCACGAGACACTCTGAAAGAGGCGTACGAAACACTTCGCAAAGAATACTTGGCGAAAGAAGCAACTGAGCAGGTAACGGGAGTGCAGCAGGCAACAGCAGCTACATTGAATCAGTCTGTTCCGCCAACAGATCAAGCCCCGTCATTGGGTAACGGAGTAGGAAGTGTTGCCAGACAATCCACTTCGCCTGTGGCAGCAGCATTGAGAGGTGCTCAGTTGAATCCGCAGGCGGGGCAAGAATTCGAGGACGCAATTCAGAGGGCTAAGGCAAGGGCCGCCGCTCCCAGGTCCACGCCGGAGGAGCGGCGGGAACAAAGAGATGCCAGGAAACTCGCACAGGCAGCGGATGTAGCGGTTGCTCCACAAAACGAGCCACCTCCTGATTCGATAGGAGGAGAACGGTTTGGACTCGTCATGGGCATACTTAACGCTCCCGGAAGCAAGGAGAGTTTCTGGAATCATCTTCCTGACGAGTTCAAGCAGCTTGATTTCAAAGATCAAGTGAAACAATTCCAGTATGTTCTTGAGAATGTTCACAGCATTGACAGGGTATTTCAAGACCGCGAGGCGGCGATTTATAATGCCTCAACACAAGGGGACAGCCACGAAGTCGGCCCTCGCCTCGTAGCAGCTCAGGAAGACTTTGCTAGAAACTTACAACGCGTACTACTTCGTGTACTTGGCCAAATACAGCTTGCGCCTAAACCAGCTGCAGCACCTTTGGAAGAACCTGTATCCCGTGAACGTCGGATCGCTCCGTTGCCTCAGCGCGAACGACCTCGTGCTTCAAGGCCAGAGCAAACCTTTTCGCCTGTGGCAGCAGCATTGAGGGGTGCTCAGTTGAATCCGCAGGCGGGGCAAGAATTCGAGGACGCCATTCAGGCCGCTAAGGCAAGGGACGCCGCCGCTCCTGCGGGAGGCCAGCGAGTCGGGCAGACCGCTGCCCGTAACGCAGAGCTTCAACGTCTGGCGCAGGATCGGGAAGCACGAGGACGATCACGTTCGCAGACAGCAGTGCAAACGGAGGAACAGCCTGAAACCAGCATGGCTGCCCAAACGATTGAACGACCCGTCAGAGTTCGTGCGCAGCCTATCCAGCGCACGGAAGAGGAAATTGACGAAACACTGCGACAGATAGAGAGCATGCTTCGAAGAAAGGATTCCGTCCAGCGTATTTCAAGGACACTCGGAATAAAATCAGATCTTCTGAATCGTGTCATCGCAGAAGCCGGTTGGTCCGGATTGTTGCCAAAGCCTGCAAAACCCCGTCTTCGGGGAATTGACCGGTACAGAAGGTCTTACAATCAGGATGAAAGCCATTATGGCAGTCTTCTGAAATCAGTCTATAATTCATTATAATTCTGCAAGGAGAAAAAACATGTCAGTGCTTGAAGGACACATAAAGAGGTTGCGAATCAAGACAGGAGGTCCTGATAAACTAGCAGTGGATCGGGCAGCAACATCTGGAGGGCATCGATCAAAGAAATCCTATCAGGCCGTCATGGCGCCAAAGACTTCATCGCCAAGAACAAGCATTGAAGAAAGACAGCGAAGGCTTGAGAAGTCCGTACAGAAGCAGGACGCCAAGGGCATCGGGCGGATCATGGAGCATATTGCCGATGTGATTGGGTCATCCTTTGAGTCTCCCTTGATGATGCCAATGACTGGAGAGGGCAATCCTGATTGGGATGCTCCCGACAAGGACAGCTTTGTCATGATGCCGATCAACAACAAGAAGTCCAGTCTTCATGGACGATTTGTCATCTTGCAGAAGCTTCCAAATGGCATGTACAAGATTGCCGAGAAACCCACCAAGGAAAAGAAAAAGAAGAGCGATGATGATGATGACGGTGACGTGAACAAGGCTGGCATCACAGGCGCACGAAAAGTCAGGAGCGACACGGGCGCCACGCATCATTGGTCACCAAAGGGTGCTTCCATCCGCGGAGCAAGATCTGCCGGTCGGTCACCAAAGGGATCCAAGAGTGGTGCGCTCTGATGCGTACATCGCGAAAGGTGGGGGTACGGAACGCTCCCGCGTTAACGCCATCGGGGTTGCGGAGCAGCAAGCAGTCCGATCAGGGACGCAATGCAGGAAAATCGTACGGACAACCTACTGCATTGCAATCTGAAAAATCTCCCGCGTTGCAAAAAGCGACAAACATCGAGAATCAATTTCGATATGCATTGCTGAGAAAGGGTTTGAACTTCATCGAACAAGCCAACATTGGTCCTTGGTCATGCGATTTTTTTCTCCCTGAACACAAGCTGGTGATTGAAGCGGACGGGGAATACTGGCACTCGATTCCAAAAACGATGATGAAGGACAGGCGCAAGGATCTTTGGTTGCGATCACATGGCTATTCGGTCTTGCATTTTGAAGGCAAGAAGATATCTTCTGATCCAGATGGCTGTATCACCAAAGTGATACAATTGATAGAAAATAATAAACTTTCCCTTTCTCTTGAGGTAGAAGAGGAGGAATTTTCAGAAGAGCCGGAAATAGCCATAGCAAAGGAACACGACGACGATGCAGAATACGAAGCTTGGCTCTCTTCCGGATCCATCGGACCAGGAGGAAGCGCTGGTTAAGAGGCTGAAGAAAAGTCTGCGTATTCCCCACATTTCCCACTCAGGCAATGCCGTTTGCACAAACCCAGCTTGCAGGGCAAGAATGATCAAATCAAATGCAGTCCTTGAGGCAAATTCAATCTCACATCGCGCAGTCATGATTACTGGAAAAACAAAGATTTTCTTGATCGGCAAATCCATCATTGCCGAGTGTGTATGCGGAACAAGATACGACCTTGACGGTGCGTTAAGCGAGGAATGATATGCCAGTCACTGAAATGACCGTTGCAACAGACAAGACAGAATATTCAAGATACAATTTCAATACCCGGACCATTACGATTACCGGAATGGTGATTGCTGGACAGATTGCCGTAGGGGATTCCTTCGTCTTTTCCGTCAGGAGAACGCTTTCGGAAAACTGGCCGGAGGAACACTCCGCGCTGATGACCAAGACGGTTGTGGCCAATCAGGGTCATGTGACGGCACAGATGATCACGTGCCAGCTTGTTGTCGGATCAGACGACCTTGATGCGGATTTCATCGGACGGGCACTGCATTCCCAGTATCGGGTGAGGATTGCCCATGGGGCATCATACTGGCAATGCACATCGCTGATTTCCATTGCCATCATTACCACGAAGGAGATGCGGGATGAGTGGTGCTATGGAGCGCCATTGAAAGCCATGGAAGTGCTTGGCGTAAAATTCCAGCCGAGAAACATCACCGGATTCTCCATTGACGAAGTTTCAAACGGCGTGGTTCCTGGAGTGAAGGTTTTTACGCTGAACTACATCGCGCCCGTTGCTCCAGCCACCACCCATCAGTGGACGTTGCAATGGGATGGGGGAACCCCGATTTCGATCAGTTCTCCCATCAGGCAGCAGTACCTGCTCCTTGATGAGACCAATATCAACTACATGCTTGTGGATATCAATCCTGCATACCTTCCTCGCGCAAAAGTGGTGGAATCCCTGCTTGTCTCGGAATTGGCCATGACAGACGAGATGATCCAGAGGAGGATCTCCTTTGCCATAGGATCAGCGGAGTCGCTGCTTGGCTTCCCGATGGAGCCGTACCTGATAACCACATTGCCTCGTCATCCCGGACAGCAACAGGAGTTGCAGCACCAAGTGGATCATTGGGATCGGATCGGCAGACCGGCAGACTTCATCGCTCCGGTTGACCTCATGATGTGGCCGACATTCAGGCTCCCCCAGCAATGGTGTCTCAAGCTGCATGAAATTTATGGGTACCATTCCACCAACAAGATCGTGAAGGTGACGGAAGACTGGTTTGCCACCACGGTTGACCGGATGAGCGGACTGGTCTCCCTTGTTCCTTCATTGGGAAGTTTCGCGCAGTGGCAGGTTTACACGTATCCGCTGATATCTCCTTTTTACATGCGCCATAATATTCCTTCCTTCTGGCAGTACACAGGAATCTTCGGATTGCCTGACCTTGCCAATGATGGACGCGCCCCAGTGCGTGAGCTCATTGGCCGCATGGGTGCGACTTCCATCCTGATGGAAGCAGGGCGCGGGTACCAGGGTGGACTTTCAGGCGAATCGACTTCGCGTGACGGCATATCCAGCAGCCGGTCGTTCAATCCCGGCGGCCCCTATGCATCAACGATCCAAGCGCACCAGCAATGGATACAGGCTGAGGCACCGCGCCTGAAGAGCAAGCTCGGAGGCGTCCTCATCCAGATGATCGGGGCCTAGCATGCCAATTGATATCCAGCAACATGTTCGCTTTATCCTTCGGCATGGTGATCGTGTCGTGCATTACAAGGGTGTGCTTTGTTCATGTTCTTCAACGGGAAGGCCGGAAGAAGCAGACCTGACGTGCCGGAAATGCAGCGGCCTTGGCGTATTCTGGATTGATCCCATCACCATTGTCGCGCTCATTCACGGACTTGATTCGGATCGGTCAGGCAGGATGTGGCTGCAAACCGGCATTGCGCTTCCCGAAGACATGTCCTGTTCCCCATTGCCAAATGCGCCGAGAAGATTCAAGGATTATGACAAGGTCATTCCAACATGGCAGAGAGGGTTTCCGTACCCTGGGGAATTGCTTATTCGCGGCCAAAAGGATACGCTCATCTACAGGCCTGTCGGAAAGATCCTGCGTGTCTCGCAAGTCAATCCTGTCAGTGGCAAGGAAACGCTATGGGAAGAAGGTGAAGACTTCGAATTGCTTGGTGATGACAAAAAGAAGGTCGGATGGAAGGAAAACAAGGGTCCAGCGGCAAGCACGACCTACGCGGTTCAGTATGAGCCTCGATTCGAATTTGTCGCGTGGAACCCCCCGGCTCCCAGATGGGAGCGTGGGCGCGATCTTGGGTTGCGGGTGTTGCTGCGAAAGATCCATCTCCCGTGGCCGGTGACCAACTGGGGGTAACTTGTATCCCGGCTGCATTCATGGTATATTCGCGTCAGGAGGACCGCAATGGTCGCAAACAGAGGCGCATCGCAACCGTATCGCTCACAATCAGGCGGGAGGGACTCTGGCCCTTCCTACGATCAAGTCCTGCAGGAAGTCCGCAATGCAGGGATGATCTCCACAACCACCTCCGTTGACGTGGCACCAAATGCAGGGAATGAATATCTCTGCATTGTCCGCGCCGAATGCACGATGCCCCCACTCCGCGAAGGCGATCAACCCCGTGTTTACTCCGGCCTTGGTGCGGCATATCCGCGCAAGAATGGACAGAATGTTGTCCATGGGGTTAGCAATCCTGCGTTCTACATGCACATTGCAGAAAGCCGCGCGAAGAAACGGGCGTGGATGGATGCAGTAGGACGTGGCGATGGCCTTGAGGAGAACATCCGTGAGGATGTCATGATGGAACGCGCTCACACTTCTGCTGCCCGAGACGCAGCCGCACTGCCTCCGCCCCCATGGCAGATGTCTGACGAAGCGGCGCATCGCCTCGTTTCGCTTAGCACCTACACATTTGAAGAGGCGAAAGCCATGACCAAGGAAGAGGCAAAAGCAGCCGTGCAAGCCATCAATGCACAAATGGCTTCAGCCGAAAATCAAAATTGATAAGCCCCGGTCACTACATGAATAGGGTATGATTAGTAGTGTAAAGAATTAGGGTCAACGCATTTACGCGAAGGGGCCGCCATTTACGCATTCTGGCTTGATATATGCAAGCCATTCTGCGCAATGGCGGCCCCTATTAATTTTGGGATAGAATTGATATATGAATCAAACAGATACCATTAGACAACATCGCAAAAGCCTAGCGGAAATGGACGGAGTAAGTGCAACCTTTGAGGTTCCTCTCACGTATATCAAATCGTTTGTCGGAAACTACACGACATCGATGGGTGATATCAAGAAGGGAAGAATCATCGAAGGCATTGCGTCTACCGAAGACATGGATCAGCAAGGCGAAATCGTTGTGCAAGACAAGATGGATTGTTCATACCTGCTTGAAAAAGGATATCTGAACTGGAATCATTCCCACTCCCCTGAAGACCAGATCGGCAAGCCGCTTGAAGTGATCAAGCTTGCCGGAGGACCATCGACACCAAAGGGACTGCCGTGTACATTCTTCCGCGCCTTGTTATTTGAAAGCATGCCTCGCGCAGAAGCCGTCTGGACATTGAGCAAGGCGCTTGAGGAATCCGCAGGGGTTGGGGAGGATCGACATCTGGGGTTTTCGGTAGAAGGTGGCGTTCGAGTCCGGCACAACAATATCCTGATGGAGACCATGGTCAGGCACATGGCCGCTACGCATGAACCGGTAAATGCACAAGCTGTGGCACGATGCGTCCTTGCGAAAAGCCAGGGATTCAAGGTAGATGATTCAGTACTCATCGATACCCTTGATGACAATGTTCCGCATTTTATCTTCAAGAGTTTTTCGCAGCTTTCAAAATCACTGCTGTTCTCGAAGAACATGATGGTTGATGCAGCACCTGAGGCATCAATGAATCTTGGAGGCGCCAAGCCGCTCTTGACAGAAAACCTTTCTGGGGGGCGGCGCAAAAACAAGTCCCGGAAATCCTTTGCAGATACGCTGTATAGCGAATGCATCCACGGAAATACGTGTAAATCCGGAGATACATTCAAGAAGGGATATCAAGGAGCACTTGATCATCTGGTGTATTGCGGAGGGATGAATCCTGTGGATGCGGCAAATGCACTCTTGTCGCATATCCGTATGTTAAAATCCAATTAGAATCTTTAAGGAGGAAATAATGGTTAGTGAAATGCAGTTAGCCAGAAGACAGCTCGACAAGGAGCTTAATCGGCATAACATCCCAGATGCGCTGCAAGTCCTTGACCGTGCTGTTGGCGGGTTGATCGACCTTGCCAAGAGCCGTGTCGGCGATGGTGTGACAAATGCCAAGGAAGTCAAGAACCCCTTTGGTGATCCGCCCGGTATTCCGGGAGCGGGGAAGGCTGATGGGAACTACCGCTTGCCGAAGTTCGCTGGCGTCTACACCAATACCCAGAGTGTGCCGAAGAAGAAGGTGAAGGCCAAGTCCGAGTCTTCGACTGCGCTGCCGACCGCAGCCGGAAGCATGCGCCTTGGCAAGGCGCAGTTCGGCGGCCAGGAAGAAGACGGATACGGCGACGGCGATGATCAGGACGATGGTCAGGGCAATGGTCCGGACGATGGTCCGGACGATGATCAGGACATGAGGCGCCAGCGCTACAAGGCCATGCGAAGGAACGAAGAGCCTGAAGAAGAAGAAGAATACGAAGACGATGATAATGATCAGGATGACGATGAGGAAGAAGGCAATCCCGACGATCCTGATGACGATGGGGACGAATACGGCGATGATGACGATGACGGGGACGGAGGAAATCCCGACGACCCTGATGACGACAACGACCCTGATGCTGATCAGGATCCGAACGATCCCGAAAACGGCGAGTCGGACAGAAGAGCAGCCTTGGAAGCCTTGCTTTCCCGCAACAGCAAGTACGACAAGGGACCGGGCATGCGGCCTCGTCAGCCAGTAGCCCCGCCAGCCCCACCGCAGGGTGGAGCTCCGGGCATGCCTCCGGGAGCAGGACCAATGGCAGGAGGAGGTGCGCCTATGGCTCAGAGTTTCCAGCGTAGCCGCAAGGCCAAGCTTGGCGATATTCACAAGGCTCTGGTTTCTGGCCCTGATGGGGCACAGGTTGCAGAAGTTGTGGAAGCCAGCAAGGAACTTGCACAGATGGTGAATGTTTTCGGACGATTCCTCGCGGACATCTCGACACAGGTCGAGTCGGTTCGTCAGGAGCAGTATGAGAGCACCGCCATGCTGGCCAATGCGGTCAGCACAGTCGTGAAGAGTCAGGCGGCCATGGCCCTTGGTCTTGAGCGAATTGCCAAGTCGGCAACGGCATTGGCGCAGAACAGTGCCCCGATGCAGAAGTCTTTCCGTGAGGAACCTGCTTCTCGCCCGAATCCGGGAGTGCTGATGAATGGGAAGGTTCTGTCCGAAGGAGCGCAGCTCCGTCGTTCGAACACCACCGTTCTTGATGACTCGGGATACGCGATGGTGTCCGGTGCCCAGATCGAAGGGCGTCTGACAAAGTCCTTGGTTGGAACGGTTATCCAACAGTCGGTACTGGACGGGGAATACTCCCCGAAGGAAGCGCTCCGTTGGCTGACTGAAACCGATAGCCCGACAACGGGTCCGGTTGGAGTGTTCCAGCAGCTTCCCCCGAAGCTGCGTGATCGCATCATCGCGAAGACACAAGAAGTCTAAGAAAGAAAGAAGGAGGATCGAAAATGGCACTTTTAACGGAATTCCCTTCGGGGTATCACAAGTCAGAGCCACTTAACAAGTCGTTTGACATGATTGTTCGCGACTGGAGTCGGCAGCAGTTCGGAGGCGACGACATCGTCGACGAGATTCGCAAGGCACTCAGCACAGGCGTTGCCTCGCAGATCGCCGCTGGTGGCGCGGTCACCGCTGGCAACAACAATCCGGGTGAGACCACTGCGTTGCGTCTTGAGAACCTCGACAACACCATGACGAGCGTTCTTGCGACTGCGGAGCATCTCAAGATTTTCCGCTGGCTTCACAAGGAGCCTAGCAAGCAGCCGTTCTATCAGTGGAACCGTCGCGAGTCGTATGGCTCGACAAGAGGGTTCTTCGGATTTCAGGAAGGCGGGTCACCCACCGGCGGCAAGGGCAATTGGTCGAGAAACGGCGCGTACGTCAAGTTCCTCGGAACGAAGGGCGGGGTAACCCATCCTGCGGTGCTGACGAATATCCTCGGTGGCATGTCGGTTGACCCGGTTGCCGAAGATCAGCTTGGCCGTACCATGGACTTCATGCAGCGCATCGAAAGAGCCGTCATGTATGGTGACGAGGATATCTGGGACAACACTAACCAAGATGCCAACTACGACGGAATCCTGAAGCAGCTCACAATGGCCCGTGCGAAGAACATCATTGACCTTGAAGGCAAGCCGCTCACGCTCGACGTGATCGCGAATGTCGCGTCGCGACTGGTCAGTGAGGGCAAGCTTCTTTCCTTCAATGACATCTCGCTCTTCATGAGTCCCCAGAACATCGAGGACTTCGGCAAGCTGCGGTACTCGACCATTCTCGGCGCTGGCAACGATGTGGGTGGCGTAGGGTCGCGCGTGGACCGTGCTGACCTGACCACCTCGGCTCGTAACAACCTCATCGCCGGTCTGTCCATCGTTGGGCAGGCGACATCGTTCGGGGTCATTCCTTTCGAGTGGTCGATTTTCACTGAGCCAGTCGAAGGTGGCGAGCCACTGTCGGTCGCCGACCCCGGAGCACCCGAAGCTCCATCAAACACCGCGTATATATACGCAACCCATTCGGCGTCTGACACGCCGCTTGCTACCGCGAACGTGACAACATCAACTAACTCCGCGACCTCTGGTGCTATTGTGTCCGTGTCCAAGCGATACAAGGGCGTAACAACTGCGGGGTCTTCCTCCTACTATTACAGGAGATCCGGGCCACCTGGATTGGCACTTGCAATCGCGGCTCGGGATGGCTCGGGTACTACAATTCCGTCCGGACCAGGGATTACGGCGCCCTCTACTCAAAACGTAGGGAGTACGCTTATAGATGAGTCCGTCGTTGTTCATAACATCACGCTGGCTGTAAGTGCGAGCAAGCACGATGCTGTTTCCAGTACTTCGCTTGGAACGCAGTTCTACTGGTATCGGGTAGCTTCAGTCAATGATATCGGCGAATCCGCTGCTAGCTACGTATCGACGGGTGCGGTCAGCCCTGACAACACCGTGGTCGTGAAGTTGCTCATCCCTCATGCCGCCAATGCTCGTGCATACCGAATCTATCGGTGCACAACATATCAGGACACGTCTGTACCCGCCCTCAATGCTGCCACATGGCAGTTTGTCGGATATGTTGCTGATACCGGTGCTGACTGGCACGAGTTCACGGACTCGAACGGAGCTGCTGCTGACTACACCAACTTCCGACCGGGCACCAACATTGCCCCATTGCTTTGCCGCAACAGTGCTGACCTGTGCATCGCGCAGATGTCGCCGCTGCTCAAGATGCCGCTTGCTCCGACAAGCACAACCTTTGAGTATCTGCTGCTTCTGTACCATACGCTGGTTCTCAAGGCACCGGAGCGTCAGTTCATCTTCAAGAATGTCGGCAAGCTGAACTAATACCTGTTATACTTACACTAATGAAATATTGCCGGGAACGGGGAACCATTCTGGGTTGCCAGGTTCCCGGCAATATTCTTTATATCTATTAAAAGAGGTGCGAATATGCCACGAATGAATGCCCAAGAAAAAGCAGAAGAGATGAAAGCGCGATTGGAAACTGTGCAGCGTGAGCAGCAAGCGATTGCACTGGCCGCTATCGAGGCGGTTGAAAAAGGTGCTGATCCCGAATTGGCCGTAAAACTTGCCGAAGCAGCCGCGAATGAGATCCCTAGCGTATCCCATTATCGAAATATTGATACCAATCGCCTCGGGTCACAAGCTCCACAAGCGCCTCAACCTGTCGAAACAGTCGCCCCATTCACTGAAGGAATCCGCATTGTCCGACGCGATAGGCAAGGCGGAGTCTATCGTCTCACGTACGAGGATGCACGAGTAGCGGTTGCATTTGACGAGAACGGGTTTGGTGTTGCCCCTGAAGGAGTGGCCATTCTTCTCTGTCGCTCAGGACAGTGCAGAATTGCACCGGATCAAGCATAATGCCATACCCGACATTCTCTCCCAATGCATCTACCGTAAACATCCTGAATGATGTCAGCAGCAACAGTCTCGTTGTTCATGATATCAATGAGGCGCAGAGACAGTATTTGATTTCTCGCGCCCCGTTTATCGTTCGTGATATTCTCCTTGCTAAAGACTATCCCCTGCGATTTGAGCTGCCCGGACGAACCTCGTTTGTTGTTGAGAAGCCTTATCGAAATCCTGCGTTGACAACAACCCTGACTGCGTCGATCTCCAACTATGGTGGCATTACCTTGTCTCCCACAACACTGGAGGCCGGATCAGCCACAGCTCCTACCGTGAATGGGTATTCGACAACGTATCCGTATCGGTTTTTTTCAGCAGCACTGTCCGCGGGATTCGGCAGTGGTTTTACGATAAACTTGACTGCAATACCCGGCAATAGCGGCTCTTCGCTCAATGACTTCACTCTTGCGATTGGAGCAGCAGGAACTGGATGGGCTGTTGGAGATTTGATTGTTATCGGAGACCCATATTTCAACGGTGGGGTGTTGCGAGTTGCCGCTATTGCAACGGGTGTTGATACATTCATTGTCGTGAAGCCGGGAAAGGGCTATGCAGCAGGAGCGGCGCAAATTGGCGTACATGCCACGTATATCAGCCTGTCTGCGATGAGGGTATAAGATGTCCCTGCCCGAATTTGTATTCCACTCCCGCGTAGTGGATTTCTACGAAAGGATACGGGCAGGCAAGAACCTGCAAAAGCTCGATGAGATATTTTTTTATCTCGATGAGAAGAGCCTGTCCATGACCAAGAAGTGGATCATGGACGAGCGGTTCCCGTGGACCATCGGCAAGGGGTGGTCTCTCCTCTCCCAAACCCCTCCGTTGGTTGCCATGACCATGGACACGGATAATGATCGTCCCGGCGGACAGTTCCTCGGAGACGTGGCTGGGGAGCCATCCATTTCGTACGAGCCTGATGGCGTGACTCCGCAGTTCTACTTTGAGACCAGTGGACGATTGAAGACGGCGACGTACAGGTTTTTCCTTGTCGCGCCAAATCCCGACATGATCTCTGTCATGTATGCCATGGTCCTTCGCGCATTGATGGAAGGTGAGCAGCCTCCCATTGACGAAACGCATATCATTCCCTATGAGCAGTATGGCATCGGGGAGTTGCACTATAGTGGATCGGACATCAGCCCGAATCAGAGTTTCCTGCCAAATGTGATGTTTGCGCGAAATTTGACCGTGAATTGCACCTATCTCTCCACATGGAGAGGGAGGTCTTTTGGGAAAAACGGCTTTGTATCAAGCATAGATATAGAACAAAAAATACCGTAGGATACATATGAGGTTGAAAAATGGCCAGAACAAATAGATCTTCACCCAACGTTTCCGAAATTCCGGAAACTACCCCAAGCGATGCTCCTCTTCCTGAAGAAGTGATTGAGGATGCTTCACCCCCACCAGCACCGTTGCCGGAACAACCACACATGGAGTGGGAAGTTCCGGGCGAAATGGAGGATCTCACCAGCCTTGAGACATGGGGCAAGGATTGCAAGGCAATCAGCCCGGAACTCATTGGTGGATTCACCCATCATGCCCGAGCGATTAACCTGCGGTATGACACCCCTTCCGGGTGGAAAGCCAAGGCAATTGCATGGTCAAGAAAGCCCGTATAATAAAAAATATTGAGTACTGAGTGATGATAGGAGGAAACAATGTCTGTTGCTTTTAATGGTGTGGTGCTCGTTGCTCCAGGAGTCGCTTCGTATATTGACGATTCAGCCTCCAGTAGTTCCCCAACGACGACTGCAAATGCTATTGCGATCTTGGGAGAGTCCGAGCGTGGAGAGACTGGGCAGCCAGTAGTCTTCACGGACTCGTCTGCCGTTCGCGCGTATTATGGCACAAGCAGTGTCGATTTGCCGCTAATCTATGGCATCACAAGAGCCATGAATGCCGGTGCTTCCCGTGTGTATGGGCTGCGCGTTGGCAATGCGACGAAGGCTTCGGTGTCCATCAAGTCCGGAAACCAGAATCTCATCAACATCCTGACGAAGGAGTGGGGGAACACTGGGAACGCATGGAATCTTGAAATTACCACCAATGCGTCCGATCCCCTTGCAAAGGATATCAAGCTGACTTTGCACGATGGAAGAGTGTACAGGCAGACGAAGATCGGCAAGAATGTCGCGCAGATTGAATATTTCTCTCCAGTGTATTCCTTGGGCACAGGAACCATCTCGCCCAATGGTAGTATTAGTAACTCTTACGTATTGAGTGTGGCGGCGACACAGGGTGTTGAGGTGGGTTCAGTATTGTCTGCAACGGGAGCCGGTAGCGACAATGGGAGTTTCGGCTCGGGGAAATGTGTCGTTACGGCTGTGAACCCGCCCACATGGCTCAGCGGTGCCTTTGTTCCAGGAACAATCACTTTCACAAGCACAGTAACAACGAATCCTGGCGCACCGCGCGGGGCTGTGTCAGGGATCATGGCGCAGAAGACCACAGCGAAGGATGCATCGGGCGGATACACGTTCCAGCCAGCTGTCGAGATTGCCGTGTTGAATGGGGTTGCCAACCTGAGGCTTTACACACCTGGAGAACCTACACCAGTAGCCATTCCGCTGCAACCCTACGACACATTGGCGAAGTTGACCGCTCGCGTCAATCAGTATTTCGTGGTCTCAAAGGCCGGTCAGGCAGCAATTCCACAGGTTGTCGGTTCCGCGTATGGATCTCCATTGAGTGCCAACCTTCAACGATTAGGAGTGACAGAGGATTCCGGATCAGTGGTATTTGGAATTACTGACAGTGGGGGTGGGAATCGCTCTTCCGTCAGCGTTCCCTATACAAAGACGATGCTGCTTTCAGAATTCCGCAATGCAATGCAGGACAGCTTGAGAGCAGTGAATAACAATGGGCTCGTTGGTCCAGATAGTCTTGTTAGCGCAACGGTCGACTATCTGCAGAGGGCAGGCACTGCCAGCGGGAAGTCTGGCCCGTCAAACGTCACCACTCCGGGCACGGCAATTATCACCACGGCTTCTGACGGTGCAATCACTGGCGCATCTGTGAGTAGTACAGGATGGGAGACAGATGACCTTGCAACGCTTACTCAGGGCACAAGTACTGCAACCATCAAGTACAGCGGAACAGCTTGGTCGGTCATTTCGGGCGGTACCGGGTTCAAGAGGGGAACGCCGGTTAATTTTACCGGAAGTGTTTCGGGCGGCACATTGTCCTCTCCCGTTGTTACAGTCGGAGGAGGAGGATCGAATCATAGAGTCGGCGATGTCCTGTCAACAACAACAGGAACAAATCCTGCTACCGTAACCGTTGCTTCAGTGAAGGTTCTCGAAAAGACAAGTCTTACCGGCACTACAATTGACAAAGAATCTAATGGCGCCACGCCACCAACATACACGTATACGTTCACGGGCGGCACCTTGGCTCCAGCCGATCTTGCCAACGTGGCGACGGGCGATTCTGTTAGCGTTAGTATTGGCGGAACTTCCCTCGTGAACGCAGTGGTATTCAGCGTAACAGGGCCCACCGCGGATCCTCCTGCTACGTTCTCACTCAGGTCGTCGACCAGCGCCACCACTCTTACAGCATCAACCATCACAATCACATCAACCAGAACGAGCGTTCTCGGTGCAGCTGCCACATTGAATATGACCGCTCAAGGCACCGGACTGACGGGAACCTCTTTCGCGACGGTTGATTATTCCTCTATCCCATTGGTACCGGTCAAGCCAGTCCTGAAGATTTCTACCGGTTCTGCAGCCAAGTTTTATAGTCTGGCAGCCGATGCAAACAGCACCATTCTTAACGCAATTGGACTCGCCGGTCAATCAAGTCTTAGTTTGTCCTCGATTACCGGAGTATCCTTTGATACGCCGCTGATTACCTTCCGGGCCATGATTCCTGCGGTAAGTTCGTATGGGTGGAAGTTCGGCATCGCTCCGGGCATGGCTGACGGCACACTTTCGAGTTCCAAGCTTGACATGTGTCCGAAGACTAATGTCTACACGACGGCTGCCATGCAAGAAGATCCCAATCTCGGCAAGACCTACTTCTCGGCAAATACCAACGCGCTCGTCGATGCCCTCAATGGGAGCATCTTTGGCGCCTTGATTGAGGCAACCAAGGTCTATAGCTCGTCGCGAATTGACAATGGAGTCTATGCTTTTGGCGGCGCAATTGAAACTCCTGTTGAGCCTTCCCATTGGGACGAGGCGTTGGCAAAGTTGCAGCAGCTTGAGGATCTGGAAATCATTGTCCCCATGACACCAAATGCCTCCATCCAGAGTGCAACACTTGCCCATTGCCTGAGCATGTCGGGTCCACTTGGGAAGCGTGAAAGATTTGCAGTGTTTGGTGGGGGATTGGGGCAGAGTACTGCTGATGTCAGCACCCTCGCTTCCCAGTTCAATGACAAGCGAGCAGTGCTGGTGTGGCCGGGAGTCAAGGATTATGACGAATCCGGAAACGTCATCACATGGGCTCCGTATTTTGCGGCAGCCACCATTGCAGGACAGCTTGCTGCACAGGCAGACATCGCCGAGCCACTCACCAACAAGAGCGTGAGTGTCCGTGGATTGGAGACCATTCCGAGACTCAATGACATCGACGCGCTGATCAACGCTGGAGTACTGGTTATCCGGTACGATTCCAATCGCGGATACAGTGTTGCGCAGTCCTTGACGACATGGAGTGGAGATACCCGCTATGTTCGACGTGAAATCTCGACCATGCGCAGTGCGGATACGGTGATGCGAAGGGTTCGCGCTTCAATTGCAAACATCGTTGGATCGAAGCTTACTCCAGATCTTCTCAACACGATCAGGGCCAGAATCACTACCCAGCTCCAGCTTGCCGAGAACGGCCAGATCATCGTTGGTAGTGGACAGTTCCCTGCATTCAAGGACATTCTCGTCCGTGCCGTTGGGGATGCGATCTATGCGGAATTCTCAATCAGTCCTGCAATTCCAGCCAATTATCTCCTGATCACTGCGCATATCATGTAAAGGATCTGTAATGAGTGCAAAGCTCTGGAAAACTGGTGTACGGACAGGGGGAAAAGTCCTGCTTCGTCTAGATAACAAGGTGATTGCCTTTGCGCAGTCAGCAAGATTTCGAGATGACTATGGCCTTGAACCTGTCCAGATCATCGGTCAACTGCAAGCAATTGAATATGTCCCCACACACGCAAGACATGAGATCACGATTACCATGCTGGTGGTTCGCAACACCAGCTTGGTAGCGATGGGGCTGGAGCCCGGATCGGCAGGCAGCTTCGGGTTGCTGGAATCAGCGACGGATCAAGTCGGATCCGGAGTGGTGCCAGCCTCGCCAGCACGTCAAGGCACTGATGGCGTTGCCGGTTCCGGTCAGGGAACGTGGGATCAGAGCATCAATAATCCAGATATCCCTGCATATGGATCGATGACTTGGTATCGCGTTCTTCACCAGAAGGTGTTTGACATTGAAGTGGTAGATATGGAATTTCTTGAGCCAGAAGATGCCGCTCCTGTAGATCCAAACAAAATATTCACAGGAAATGTGCTGCTGAAATATCTCAATTGTTTCTTCGCTGGTGGAGAAGTATCGGTGGAATCCAACCGCGTCCTGATGCATAGCGCAACATTCTACGCGCAGGATAAGGATGGTAACTACGGGTTGCATTCACGGCCATCACCGCGTACGTAATAATACGTGTCAATTTAGGAAAAGGAGAACTATCATGGCAAAGATTTGGGACACAGGGGTACGGACAGGAGGTAAAGTCCTCCTCAAGATGGACAACAAGGTGATTGGTTTTGCACAGTCCGCAAGATTCCGTGATGATTACGGACTTGAGCCGGTGCATATCGTCGGACAGCTGCAGACCATTGAGTATGTACCAATGCATGCTCGACACGAAATCCAGATGTCAGTCCTCGTTGTTCGCAATACCAGCTTGGCGGCGATGGGACTGGAGCCGGGTTCGGCTGGAAGTTTTGGATTGATCCCAACGACTGATGCCGCGCAATTGGGCGGCGGAGGATCCATCGTTGGGGCAAATCCTTCCAAAAAAGGAACTGACAACTCTTGGAATAAGATACTCGCAAATGCGGATATCACTTCTACTTCAGATGGTGCTGCTCCATACCGTGTGCTGGCGCAAAAGGTTTTCAACATTGAAGTAGTTGATGCCCAGTACACTGCGGAACAAGCCGCATTGGACAACTTTGATGGGAGTATCATTTGCCGGTATCTGAATTGCTTCTTCGCTGGTGGAGACCTTTCGGTTGATGCCAACCGTGTCCTTATGCACAATGTCACATTCTATGCACAAGACAAGGACGGAAGATTCGGACTCAATGGGAACAATAAGATTGCCGCCACTGGAGGAAATATTCCAAGCAATCAATAATCTCTTTCATGCGCATTTTGTATACCACGGTTTTCGACTGACAAAGAAAACTGTGGTATACTTTTTTCAAACACCTAAAGGGAGATCCCATGAATAACGAAGAATCACCGCTCACACCAGACCCGGTGGCGACAATCGCCCAGATTGCAGCGAAGGCAACCGAACCGGCGCGACCCCTCTTTGGCGTGGATACCAAGACGTATGACCCCAACAAGCCGCATGAAATCAACGGGTCCGCTGGAACAATCGGCGTGGTGCGCGGACACATGAACTTGCAGCGATTGGCCGGGAAAGCCGTAGCCGTTGCCCTGCAGGGTCTCACGGTAGACAATCGCACGTATGAGATGACGTACATGAGCATCATGCTGCAGTTTGTCACGCAATCGCCAGGGTATTTGCCTTCCTATGCCAATGGGAACATTGACAAGTTCATTGAGAATATCTATGAGTTTGAAGATCTTGCGTATTACTTCAACGAATGGGAGTCCTGGCGAAACTCGTTTCGTGTATCCGGACCCTCAAACTGACAGGAAAATTCGGCGTGACGCTCTCAGTGGCGTCTATGAGTCCGACATGCTGGAGTGGTACAGGCAGCAATATAATCTCCCATTGGATGATGAAAAGTTCCTGCGCGTAACGCCAGAGGCTGCATCACTCGATTATTATCGGCGCCAATTTTATTGGGAAGTACAATACGGTGTGCGCAAATGGGGATCGTTCGATCCGAAGTTGCAGATGCCTCCGTTGCCCATGCTCAAACCCTTTGGCGGGATCCTTCCGGTTCCCAATGGGTATGGCTATACGGATGATGACACGATTGATAATTCCCAGCTTCAAAAACAAGCTGCCGAGCGTGAGCGATCTCGTCCTCCGTCCTATCGTTCGGAGCGCCCTTCCCCCGCGCCTTCGTCTTCACGTCCGGAGAGGGAGGAGCCTGAGAGGACGCGTCCGACTGGTCCTTCGGAATATCTGGAGGAATCACCAAATTTGCCACCGCATCTGAAACATGAGATTGTAAAAACCGGATCCAACATGGTGAAAACCGAGGATGCGGAATATGGAATGTCAGATGAAGAGTTCTGGAAATTCGTGGAGATTGTTGAAAAGATGGATGCAGCCATTGCCTTGGCTGCCAACAAGGGAGAGGAATGGGAAGTGGTTGAATCCCTTCGTCCTTCATCCAATAAAGATGAATAATCTTCTTTCTTTGCATACCCTTTCTTGAGCATTTATCAAAACAACAAAGATGTTATCATAAGAATAGAGAGTAATGCTGAGGAATAACGAACAATGAGTTGGCAGAGTCTACTTGCTACACAGGCTTTTAGAGGAGCAGGCAAGGTTACCGGTGGGGTTATGGAGCAACTTGCTGCGTCCCAAGGCGTTGCTCCAAGCCAGTTGGCTGCACAAGCACGTGAAGGCGCAACCGGAGCTCGGCAGCAAGACTACGATATTGGCCAATTTTCACGACAGATCAAGGATATCGGCGGATCTCTGGAACAGCTGAACCGCTCATTCATCAATGCGGCAAAGGGTCTGGCTACAACTACTCAAGAAAACCTTACCATGATGAAGATTGCCATGCGGAATGCTGGCAGTGATCCCAATTCGACCTTCAATGCAGCACGTGCGACACAAAGCACAATGGCCACCGCGTTTTATGGGGGCATGAACCGCGGACAATACATGCAGAATATCGATGCGCTGTCAACGTCCGGTGCGCTGGGAATTGGAAACAGGGGAACGTCAGGCGCGGGGATGTCCATTCAGGGCTATAACCAGTCATTCACGTCAGCTGGTGGTGCGTCCGGAGGGTTCGGGACACGGGTTGATCAGTACGGAATGGCGTCAGCAGCCATGATGAATTCAATGGCCCAGCGTGGGGCGATGGGTATCAATGGCCGGGAAATCAATACGACGCTAGGGGCAGTCAACATGGCCGCCCAACGAACTGGCAATGCCATGCTGCATTCAGTTGCTCCCGGGGCATATGCCCAGCTGGAACAATCAGCCATGTCGGGAATGGCGCAATCGAATCCCGCAATGATGGCTGCGTATTCACTTGCCCGTCCGGGACTGGTGAACCAGAACGCTACCGATCTTGCGCGAGCCCAAGAAGAGGTAAAGAGCCTCAAAGACCGATTAAGCAAGACAACGGATCAGGGTCAAAAGGACAAGCTGACTGATTCTCTCTCCGTCCAGCAGGATCAGGTCTTGAAATTGACAGAACGGGGCAATATCCTTAATTCCAAGAGTGCGGGACCAATGGGTGCTCAGGCGGTCATGGAGAGTGGCAATCAATCGGCACAAGGCCAGATGGTTGTGGCAGCCTTGCAAAGCCGGATGAAAGGTCAGGATATCTACGCAGATACCAATCGTTCCCTTATTGCGCGACAGCAAGTAGGGGCAATGTTTGGCATGTCGCAGATGCAGGTAAGCGCCATCGCATTGACGGAACGTGAGCGTCCAAAGGTGGAGGAGGCGCAAAGACAGGCAGACGAGTACAAGAAAACTGCATTTGACCGGACAGGAACCAGGAGAACCAGAGAAGATGTCGAGGCTGCAACCTATAGGGAAATGGAATCGGCTCAAGTCGATGGATCTAGAGTGCAGGGATATGCAAGGCAAGCGGGTGGAAATCAACAGAAACTTCATGAATTGATTCGGGGCGACGCAGATTTTGACGAGAAATCGTATTTTGACGCACAAAATTTGGCCACACGGGGAGGGTCCGAAGCCCAAGTTGCTGCAGCCCTTGGGACAAAAAACATGGCTATGTTTGGCGGTGACGCATCTGCCGCATACAAACAGGTCAACTTGCGGGAGAACACAGCGAACCAAGTTCGGGCAGAAGGTGGTGGAAAAATCCTGGGTCTGGAATGGGGCAAGCAAGGCCCAGCGCGTTCGGATCGTGCGCAGGAAAACCTTGAAGCCATGTGGAGTCCTGTCATCGACAAGTCGTTTGCCCCCGGCGCTACCGTCGGTAGTGTTCGCAAGGAAGCTCTTGCGGCCGCGACACAAAGCGGCCAGTCACAAACATGGAAAAACGCATTGGACGATCAGCTTCGGGCAATAGAAAAGGACAGCTCGCTTACTACTGACACGCAAAGGTTGGACAGAGCGAGAGAGGTCATCAAGACGGGAACCGGGAAAGGTTTCACCAACGCGATAGTCGCTTCCGGTGAGCGGGACTATGGTGGCTACGGGGCTACAATGCGTCATGAACAATACAAGGCATCAGAAGACGCGACAAATCCCTTGCAAAAATCACAGGAATCCGCTGTGGAGCTGGACAACAGTTTCAAGATCTTGGGAAGAAGTGCAAACGAAGCTGCCTTGTATTTGGGAAATCTTCGAGGAATGGTCGCCGGAGCAAACAATCGGCTTGGGCCACAAGGAGGATCACCAAGAGCGTTTGGTGGAAGCGTTTTCGGCGGTCTCACCAACATCGTTGGTGAGCGAGGATCCGAGGTATTCGTTCCAAAGACCGATGGGACTATCATCAGCAACAAGGACATGCATGAAGGCATCGCGTCAAAATTCACATCCTCGCTTGCATCCATCAATCAAGCATTCACCAATGCCGTGCGCACGACAAGGACTGGCGGTTCATCGGGTGGTGGAGCAGGCGGGGCAACTGGCGGAGGTGGTGATTCGGTAAATGTCGGTGGGGACGGGGATTATTTCGGGAAAGTAGCGGCGACATTCGAGTCGGGCGGCGATCCGGGGGCGGTATCTTCCGGCAAGGGGGATGCCGGTGGCAAAAGTTTCGGGGCTTTCCAGCTCTCCAGCAAGACCGGGTCGCTTCAGGCATTCCTGAACAAGACTGGATACGGAAAACAGTTCGAGGGAATGGACCTCAAGAATCCCGGCAAGGAAGTCGAGGCCAAGTGGAAGCAGCTCGCTTCTGATCCCGAGTTCATCAAGGCGCAATCCCAATATGCCAAGGAGAAATATTTTGATCCCCACATGGCAATGCTCAAGAAGAACGGCATTGACCTTTCGGGCAAGGGTCGGGCGGTGGACGAGCTGGTTCTCAGTACGGCCAACCAGTATGGTGCCAACTCTTCAGTCCTGATGAATGCCTTCAAGGGCAAGAACGTCTCTCAAATGGAGCCCGAAGAGATCATCCGCCTAGCACAGGAATACAAGGCCGGATCAACGGGATCATACTTCGCCAGCAGCAGCGAAGCAGTACGCGCTGGGGTAAGAAACCGCATTGCCAAGGAACAGCAGATGTTGCTTGGCATGACAAAACGCGCGGAAGGAGGGGCCTTGGATGTCAACCAGCCATCACTGGTTGGTGAGAAGGGCCCCGAGATGTTTGTGCCAAACACTGGCGGTTCCGTTGTCCCTGCGTCCAAGACCAAGGAATTGCTTGAGGGAAAAGATGGAGACGGATCAGCAAGCAAGGAAGTGTCAGGAAAGATTATTGTAGAATTTGTTGCTGATGGACAAAAAGTTGGCGAAACAGAATTGAAATTCAACGGGCCAGATCAACGCATTTCCATCAATCCACGACGCAAGCATTAAAAGGAGAATCGATGAGCAGTCAAAATGCCAGCATATCTCCACTTCTTCAGCGAATACAAGTGGGAAAATATGACATTACCGAATACGTACTCAGTTGCCAAGTGATGAAAGCCTTGGCAGAACCTGCTGGATTCTTTTCCATTTCATTGCGGCCGGAAATTGTCAACGCCGCAATCGTGGATTTTTCAAATATCCAGATTAACGACTTTGTTGAAATCCGCGTGGGAAGAGTACTTGTGGATACACCGGGCGGCAAGGATGCCCCGATTGTCATGCGCGGATTGGTTGATGCCATAGAGATCAGTGAGGACTATGCCCAGGATATGGATGGCACACCGCAACGAACCGTCTCCATCAGTGGCCGGGATCTCACCAAGCTGATCATTGACAAGAGCCTGTGGGTGCCACAGGAACAGTGGTCCGACTATTCCTTGGAACGAACAAACATGATCCTTGGCCTTGATTCAGCGCTTGATGAAAAAAACTCCGAAACAAATCTGGATCAAAGCGTCTTTCAGGAAATCAAGCCGTGGATTGAAGGAATCATGCAGAAGGTATTCAATGATCCGTTGGTCGGAATGGATTTTGGAAACAATGTGCGATTTTCCATTGATGTCAATCTGCCCAAGAATAACAATGCCGCAGAGCGCGTGAAGGCACAGGCTGGATTCACCCTGAATGGGTTCAAGGGAACCTTGTTCAATTACATTGAAACCTACATTGCCAGACCATTCATGGAAATGTTCATTGAGGACTACGAACAGGAAACAAAACTCAAGATCCGTTGGGCACCTTTCCGAGATCGATGGGGCGATTTTCCTCGTCAGGCAACCGAGCACTTAGGCGGAAAAACAGACGACAAGAAGTGGGCATATGATGGAAATGCGCGATTCTGGTGGGACACCAAACGGGATCCCTACATGTCTGTCATCAACTCGAACGAAATTCTCAGCAAGAACATACGTCGTCACTCAGGTGATGTCTACACCTATTTCTTCACGACATGGGGTGGATTCACTCCGATGGATCCGAGAGCAGCAGACAGGGGAATCTGGGATAGTGCGGAAAAGGAAGTGGCGGAGGAAACGGATACCTTTGTTGCTGGCCCAAGAAAATACCTGAATACCAATCCCCGGTTCAACCCGCAATATGATTTCCTTGGAATGAAGAGGTTTGGGCTGAAGCCACTTGTCGTAGCTATTCCTTTCTGGACACAAGACGATGGGAAGGCGGAAGTCAGCGAAGAACGGGTTGTCGGGGAAGTCGGCGCCCCTGACCTCAGTGGTAGCACCGCATCGGCTTCGACCACGACAACCACCGTATCCTCGCTCTATGCATATACCATCAAGAAAGAGAAGAAAGAGATATCTGAGCTTACACTTTACCAGTCACGCACCAAGGATGAAAATAAGAAACTTAACATACACAATCAAGTGAAGACTGCAGACTCTCCTGTCATCGATGTAAAGATATGGCCCAGAACACCGAAAATAATTTTGCCGGGTCTTAACTTAACATACACAAGACAAAGTTCCAGCCGAGACAATGATGTGACCATGACCACTGATACGCCAAAACCTCACGCACGTCTTTCACATCAAACGGCATACTCAACGGATTTTCCTTTGCCAGCTGGGATAACAGGAGATCTGAAGGTGTTTGTGGGAATGTATGCGGGTTCCCAACAATATGCTACTGTTATTTTTAGTACGGTAGATAAATCTGGAAATGCAATTCAGGATGTTTCCATACCTGTGCATTGGGAGGGATTGAGCCCTCAATCTCTCGATGGAACGACGATCACCATACCCGTTAACGCTGTTGCGGGGAGATTTTCAATACCCGGTGTCACTACACTGGATCCACTGCACGTTGCGGCAGACAGCTTCATCGGAGATTTCTATGTCACACATACGGAGAAAAAAACCAGTACGACTACGGCTGCGTCTGGAACCACGACCTCGACAACAGGTTCTTCCGGCATAAGAGGAAGGGACGCGGCGGTTAAGTGGGCACGAGAAGAGCTTGCAAGGAATCCGTCTGGATACCTGAGGGCTGGAATGACATATTGCGAAGAGTTCACAAGAAAAGCATTTAATAATACCACAACTTTCTACGCCGATGCCTGGGCCAATGCATCAGCAAACACGCTGGGCAATCACCTTCAAGACGCTGTGCTTGGAGATCTTGTCTTCTTCGTCAAACACGCTGACAATAAGCAGCATGGACATGTCGCGATCATTAGCAAGATAGATGTTGGGAAAGACGGCAAAAAAAATTATTTCATGATCGGCGCATTAAATAGTGGATTAGAAGAAACATCCATTAACCAGAATGACTATTGGCGTGGCAAGTTTCATGGTTATGGCACGGGAGAGAAATCCTACGGAGATGGCGTTCGAACCAAAACGGTTTCAACGACAGTTACCGTCCCTGCATCTGGACTTTCAGTCCCCGCAGGTGGTGGCACAAAGACCGTCATCGTGGATCGCGTCATGAAGGAAGCTGTTTCCGATGAAATCAGCACCCTCCTTGATGATTGCAATCAATGGATGTACGACACATTGCGACAAATGGACAAGTGTTATGCCGGAAAAATTCGCATCATCGGAAATCCTTTCATAAAGGTCGGCATGGAGCTGGTCATTGATGATGATGAAACGAATAATTATTCCGCGCAAAAATCATTCAAGAACAGGAATTCGGTGAACTATTCACAAAACATGGAGAAAAGCACAGACACCCTTTCCGACAAGAAAGACACTAGGGAGCGGTACTATGTCGAATCCGTTCATCATTCATGGTCTGTATTTCCTCGTCCAAATTTTGTTACCGAGCTGGGTCTGACAAGAGGAATATTTGTCAGTGGCAAGGATGTTCCATTCGAAATCGGGGACAAGGGCGGATTTGCCGCAGCGAATACCGCATATGGTAACCAAGCAGTGAAAAAATTAAGCCAAGCAGAAAAAGACGCCATTAATCCGCCTCTCGTTGCCCCGATTGCCGAACCGTGATCAAAGACTGACAGTAGGAAAACATGCCACCAAAGACGATGTCTGGAGACTCATTTGCCGATCAGGCGCTCGGTGGACAATCGGCGTTATCGGGAATTGGTCAGCGAAGTGTTCATCATGATGCCACGCCATCCATGGTGTACGCGAGTGTCGTTGCGGTAAATTACGCAACACATTCCATTGATTGTGTCGGGATGGGATCGGTTCTCAATAACCGCTTCAACAATGTTGCCGTACTGTCCTCTTCGTTTACCAGCAAGGACGGAACGACAAATCTCCCGGTGATCAAGCGCCCAAGCGGATCGAGGGATCTCGACGCGACAAATCCTAGCAACGAGATTGACGCAATTGCCGTTCTGGTTTTTGCGCAAAATGATCCAACAAAACCTGTCTGCATAGGATTCCTGTACCCCAAGGAGCAAGGAGAAGTTCTTTTTGCGGAAGAAGGACTTTCCATAAACAGGCACAACAGCAACGTCTATGAGCGACTGGATAGCAAGGGGAACTGGGAATTCGTTTTCCCTGATTCAACCTACATGAAAATTGCCCGTACGGATGAGCTTCCCGACATTACCAATCTGACCGCCAAGAATGCAAACAATCCAAGAAGAAAATGGCAGATTGATTATGATCACGACCGCATGATCATCCTCTCCCATGCGTTCGGATCGCAGTTGCGACTAGGCAAGGACGGGCTTGGAATCATCGGGGCGCGTCGCGATGGAGTAATTGATCCCGCATCGGGTCTGCCAATCAGCACCCAGAACCTTTCATGGTCATTCAATAGCGACGGATCCATCGTTTCAAACTTCACATCACTCTCTTGGACAACTCCGAACGGATCAACGTACAACATCGACAAGGATGGGAACATCGTTACCAACATGTCGTTGACGGTAAACAATTCCTTTACCGTCACTGGAACAACGAATCTTCCATTTGAAACCTATGTCGATGGAAAGCGGATTGATCTGCTGATCTCCGAGATTGCAAAATGGTACACGGAAAATCATCATCATCAATATTATGACAAGTATGGAGAAGGATCGACAGATACCCGATGGACAGATGGCGTGGAGATCACCGACACGCTGACCATTTCTCCTGCCAGCGGAGCCACCACTGGAGGAACCACTGCCGGAGGAACCACTGCGGATACAGGAACTGGCACTGCAGGAACTGGCACTGCATCCTTGCAGCTTTCAGTTGGCATTGAACCGTCAAAGATCCTGTTTGATCTGGTAAGCAGCGAAGGAACATCGGAGTTTGCAGCGCATGCGGATCACGTGCATGGACTTGATGCCCCAGCCACTCCCACGCCTCTCACCGTCCTTGTTCCCGGTCTTGCTGGCGAAAGCTCAACTCCTGCACGAAGTGATCACAAGCACGAACTGATTGATGTCGCAGGATTGAAGGTTCCCAACATCTTCACCGCTTTCAACACATTTCAGGCGGGGATACAAGTCACATCGGCAAGCCTGTCCGTAGCATCACGCTGGATGGGAGCCACGGAGAATGGTGCTCCGGCGACGGGAACGTACAGCAAGGGTGATTTCGTCGTCGATGTAGCAGGATCGTTTTGGATCTGTACTGCCCCAGGCACACCAGGGACGTGGGTGCAGGCAGGAGGTGGATCAGGATCCGGAGTGGGATCCGTTTCCTATGGGTTGGGAGCCAACAAGATATCGCGAGTTTCAACTGGAGGATCCACGGCAACCACAACCGTCTCCCGATCCGATCATGTGCACGAAATCGACGCAACATTTGGCGACATCTCGGGACTGCCATCGGAAATTCGTCCCGGAGCAACACAAAGCATGGGAGGATCTCTCACAAGAACCGTTTCAAGGTCGGATCATATCCATGCATCCCCTCGCTTCTGGCCTCCAGAAGTTCATGACATTGCCGGGGAATTCCACAGGGGAACCTTGGTTCTGCCGCAGTTCACCGATGGACTTATCACGCCCGAAAAGCTTTCCTTTGATCCGGCAACACAAGCCGAATTGGATGCTCATGCAAATGACACGGCAAAACACGGGGGAGCTGCAGCTTCCCCCGGAATGGTGTCGTACCTACTCAAGGGAACCACGATCAATGCCACATCGCCAGTAATACTCACAAGCGACGCGATGCCAACTCCCTCAGCAACGAACATGATTGTGATTGCCGAGAAGTCGGTATGGTCCTACAATATTGTCATCACGGCAAATTCATTTTCCGGAGTGTTTGGCGGAAGATGGACGGTCACTGGAAGCGTGAAGAGAAATGAAGCCGTAGCAACTACCACGCTCGTTGGAGATCCAAGTATTGATTCCTACTTCGATGATCAAATCAAGGATGTCTCTTTCTCGATAGGGGTCAATAACACCACACTGGGGGCGCTGCAAATCTCTGTAGTCGGACTTCCGGTCACGGAGATAACGTGGTCAGCAATAGTAACCCTGTATGGCCTGAACTCTCCTGCGGCCATACTCGCCAATCAAACATATGATCCAGCAACACAGGCTGAATTAGACGCACATGCAAATGATACGATAAAACATGGGGGAGTATCTGCCCCCGGCATGGCGGCGTATGCGCTCAAGGGAACCACGAACAATGGCACGTATCCGGTGATCCTCACGAGTGATTCAACTGGAGTTCCCACGTCAACAAACATGATCGTCATCACTCCGAATTCAGTGTGGTCCTACAATATCGTGATCACGGCAAATTCATTGTCCGGCCAATTTGGCGGAAGATGGACGGTTACCGGAAGCGTGAAAAGAAACTTCTTTGTGGTCACCACCGCGCTTGTCGGAGACCCGAGCATTGATTCCTACTTTGATGATCAGATAAAGGATGTTTCCTTCTCCATAGGTGTCGACAACACCACGCTGGGGGCGCTGCAAATCTCGGTGGTCGGGCTTCCGGTCACGGACATCACATGGTCTGCAATAGTGACCCTGTATGGCCTGAACTCTCCCGCTGCAGTCATCACCAACGGAGGCGGCGGATCATTCGGTAGTGGAGGATCGCAAACCGGATATGGAAGATTCACGTTTGCATCCGGGAAATTTGTTACGGATGGAGATTCGCAGTATGGAATGCAAGTCCTGCGCGGGGTTACCACAACGAACAATTCCGTCACATTGACCGCGGATGGCCTTGCCGCAACCAATCAGAACATTCCCATCATGAAAAACGCCAGTTCGTGGATGTTTGAAGCAAAGATCGTCGGAAACAGTGGCGGAACCGCATCGACAATGTGGGCGCTCACAGGCTTGGCGAGGCGCGGGATGTCGGCTGGATCAACAACTGTGGTAGGCATCCTCGACATCAAATCAACTTCCGACGCTGCGCTAGAAGCCGTTGTCGTGTCTGTAGAAGCGGATACGATCAACGGTGGATTAGCGATGGTCGTAACCGGTGTCCTTGCAAAAGAGATCCATTGGGTAGCCGCTGTGCAAAGCGTGGAAGTTTTGTAGAAATCTATATAATATTCTCTATAAGGGGTAGATAAATGCCAACGGTATCAACAGGCAAGGCGCAATACGTATTGTCAATCCCGCTTGGGGTAACGCAATCAGTCTTGGCAGGAAGCAATACGCCGACAAGATATGTGGGCGCGACAACATCCGGGCCTCCTGCACAAAATGGCAAGTACTCAGTCGGTGATTTCGTTATTGATCTATCAGGCAAAATACATATCTGCCACACTGCCGGATCCGATTCCAGCCCAGGATTATGGCACACACTGGCATCGAACTCCAAGAAAATTTACGGGGTCACGACAACAAATATCGAGCGAACGCTAACCCTTGATGGAACCGCAACAGCAACATCAGCCAATAGCTTGCTCATACCTCAGGCAACTGCGATGTTTACGAATATCACCGTTGTCGCATCCAATGCAGGATCATCAGCTGCTTTGTGGAAAGTTTCGGCACTTTTCAAGCGACAATCAGCGGCATCTACTTCCGCACTCGTTGGGTTATCAAATTTTGAAATCGTGGCCGATCCTGATTTTTCTTCTACCTATGTGGACATAGATGCAGACACTACACTTGGAAGTATAAAATTGACAGTAATGGGAATCGCGAATATGTCCGTCACTTGGACTGCAATCGTAGACATTGTCGGAGGAACATAGTATGGCACGGTTACCGGGAAGAACATCAGAGACAACCATTGCGAACGTATTAAGCGTAAATTCGAACGGCACCAATGCGGTATCATCAAGTAGCGGCATTGTGAAGGGGAAAGTGTCCATTGGTTCGACCATGTTTGCGTCAACTGCAGGCACCAGTCAATTTGGCATATACAATCTTGCTTGCTTTACTGATAATAACACGGAAAAAACCATGACGACGGACTGGGTTGACACCACTATTTCCGTTCCCAGCACTGCCAACCAGATATATATTCCAGCAGGCAAAATCTATTCATTCAATATCGTGGCAAATGCAAACATAGCAAATAATTCTACAGGAACATATTACGCAACTCAATCGGCAACATTCATTGTGTCGGGACTCGTAAAACAGTCAACATCTGGCGTTTGCGAACTCATTGGAAACCCAAAATCATCAACCAAATCAAGCGGAAGCCTTTCTGCATTGGGATTTTCCGTTGCTTTCCAAGCACAAGTGATTGCTCTTAAAGTAACAGGATTATTGAACAAGGCAATACGATGGTCTGCTACGGCAACGATAAACGAAACCGGATAATGTACGCAAAGGAAAATAAAAATGGCAAACATTCAACTTTTGGCAATCAATAGGACGACGCAAGACTCAACAGTAATCAATCCGGATAGTGATGCGTCTACAGGGCTAAAGATTTCTACATGGTCAGCCCCGGCTGGGGATGAAGCGTACGGATTGCAAGTTGCCTTGCCAACGGTAACGGGCGGCGCATCCAATGCCTATTCCATTTATTCGGAAGGCCCCATGTCATTCAAGGATAGCCTTGGGAAGATCATCCTTTCCACTGTGGGTACGACGAACAACTCATCCTATACGTTAAGTTTGCCGAGACAGACATCAACACTTGCGACGATAGATGATGTCATTGCCGCCAGAAACGGCCTTGATGTCCATGATTCAGTGCGGGTAGCTACAACTGCAGAAATTCCGTGGGCCACTGTAGTCAATTATGCTGGTCAATCAATACTCAGCGCTGGTGCACCATCCGTATCATCAGCATGGGATCCTTCGACGACTGGTGTCTCCCCAACTCCAAAGCCTTTTATTTTTGCCCAAAGAATGAATCCGGGCAAAAATGGGAGTGGATTGAGAATAGTTATCAGCCAAGTGGATAACTCTGGAAGAATTACAGGAGCATCAGTAGCCACTGGTAATGCGGGAAGTAACTACAAGAACGGCGACATGACCAATGTGACAGCGTTTTCTACAAACGGAAACGGTACGCTCAATGCAACAGGAACGGCTGCTAATTACGCAGCAAATCCAAATCCAACCTTTGGGACAATAGCAAATCCGCTGACTGCAACGAACGGCACACAGTGGATTGTTTTTGTAGATTCAAACACCGGAGCAGCAGCTTATAATATTCTAAGTGGATACATAATTCCGGCGGGAGTCGGGGATTTCATGAACCCGGGAGTCAACAGGGCTGGGAATGATACCGAGTATTCCGTGACTATCAGAGGAAGTTCCCTTGGCGGAACTGATGCCTCAAATGACTTGACATTTTATCCCGAGTTTCAACCATCAATTATTCGGGTCGATCCCGTATCATCAGGAACTCCTGCGTATTTCTTGGTAACCAAAACCCTGAACGGGGCGGTTTCTGGCATTCAACTTATCCATGGTGGTTCTGGATTCACTCAGGATAGCGCTATTACTTGGGCTACAACCAACATAAACGGTCATTTGGCTGCTCACAAGACCGCAACAGCTGGAATCAACACGGTGCTGGGTATGGTTGTTGGGACCGATCCATCAGCAATCCGCAGGGTGTGGTTTATAAAAGATGCTTTCAAATCATCAAGCGTGGCGGTACTCGGTACTCCATACTATCCAAAACCACTCAATGGGTATGGAATGTACGTCAACTACACCACAGACGCTTCCGGAATTGTAACGAACATAAGCCTTGTTAACGCGGGTACCGGATATTTGACCAATGACCTCGTGCATACAGGTGCAGGGATACCACAGCCTATCCAGCATGGCGTTTCCACCGGAAAGATGAATTTTAGTCTAGACATGCCAGAAGGAAGAGGTGTTACCGGCTCGATCAACATTACCGGCGGCGTACCGGGTATCAGCACTACGATAGCCGTTACTACTGGTGGAACTGCGGGAAACAACGCTACTTCAAATGTTACGAGCAAGACGTTTTCGAATGTTGCTTGTACCATTGCTAATGTAACCGATACCACTGGAAGATTTACTGTTCACACAACAGCAAGCAACGCGCCATACAGCGATAGCAATACAAAAATAGTCGTTGTTGTTCCACCAACGGGTGCAGCAAGCGTTGGTGGGGGAGCAACAACCATAAAAATTCTGGGAACAGCTCTTGGGGCAAGCACTCCAGCTGGAGATTTGACTTTTACCTATACAAAAACAAATAACACAACCATCAGCGTTTTAACTGGAGGACTTGGATTCACGCCAAATACGACCACGACGACGCCTGTGTCAATTTCTCCTGGAACCGATCTGCCGATGATGTGGTATCTGCCTAGCCCAGACAGTGATACGTCTTATCATACGATAGTGGAATGTGCTGTTTCTCCGTGGGCCAGCCCAGATATCTATTTTGAGGGGGCAACAGCTGTCTGGAAAAATGCCTCAACTATAGATCCTTTTGTGTTGTCTTCAAGATCCGCATTCCCTGGATCTGGATTGCAATTGACTGTGAATTCATCCTCCGTTGCATCTATAGTACCCGGTGGGGGTGGGGACTGGTATCGAAGTGGAGACAAGATCTATCTGCACAGGGTAGGGACGGGGCCGTGTGTTACGGTAACTCAAATAGATGATTTTCGAGGCATAGGAAAAGGTCCGGCTTTAAACGTATCACCAACGACCGGCGGCACGGTGACATCAGGGGACTTGCCTTTACCCTCTTCGTTTTCAGCGCCTTTTCTCGCAACAGGAAATCTCAATAATACTGGTTCCTTTACCATTCCGATATCCATACCAAGCGCATATACAAATTCCGTCTCCATCATTTCCACTGTATCCGGATACAAATCAAATTATTTTTCTTCTCCAGCAGGCGTCGGCATAGCAAAAAGTGTTACTGCCGATCTGGGACATTATTTTCAGATTGCATTGCATGATGCCGCTCCAACTGATTTTGCCACAAAGACAACATGGACTTGGACCGGCCCTCTCTCGGAAGGAATTAATCAAGCAACTGGGTTCTCAGAACGGCCAACCGCAACGTTGTCTGGTTTCATAAAACCCAGTGGACCACCAAGCGCTCAAATAGATGGTGTCACTGTACAAGAAAACAACCGCATGCTGATCAAGAATCAGGCAAATGCGGCAACGAATGGTATTTACGTTCCAACTTACGCAAAGTTGAATCCATATGTTTTTCAATATACTCGTGCTAGCGATTTCAATTCGTCTGTTGCCACAACACTCGGGGCAGAAGTGAGTCCAAACGCTTTCGTGTTTGTTGAGGAAGGCACAGCAAACAAGGACACCGGATGGACATGCACGACCGATGCTCCGATCACGTTGGGAACCAGCGATATCATCTGGGCAAAGTTTACCGGAGCCAGCGGCGTTGCGGAAGATCAAACGTCTGTAAACTGGACCGGAACCCACACCTTTTCCTCTGGCAATGGCCTTAAATACACGTACTTTGGTGATGGAAAAAATTGGATTTATCCCACCAACACGTATCTTGAACTTCATTCGGATTTGGTACTCAAGTTGAGTGCCAACAACGCCGATCCCACCACAAGGATGAACCTAGGCAGCAACGGAGTAGACAATATTTTTGGCTCTACGACGGCGGCAAATGCATTTGAAATGAAATTCATTCGGACAAAAGGCGGGACCGCAGACACGTATGCGTCTGTTTCTGGCGGAGACACATTAGGAAAACTCAGCTTCAAGGGATATACGGGAACTTTAGTCGCAAACACATTGGAAGCAGCAAGCATCGTTGCAACAGCAAAAGGCTCTGTTGCGCCAACATTGCTAGGTGGCAGCCTTTCATTCCTTACCACTCCATCTATAGCTGGCGCCACGTCTCAAGAAAGGCTTCGCATAGACGAAGTAGGAGCCGTAACCATATACGGCGTCAGTGCAAATGAAAATAATGTCGCTGGTATTGCAAATCTTTTAACCAACGTTACAACAGGAAGCGTCAATCTATTCACTTCTGTTACAAATGCCGACAATGGAATAAAAATTGGAGGCACAAGTTCCCAAGTAACTATCGGCACTACTGACGGAAACTCCTCGCTAAACATAAGGGGTTCAACTGCTGCAACCCTCACGACCAATGCGGCAACAGGGTATTTGTTTAATACATCCGCTACCTCCATAAGTCTTGGTGGATCTGCCACGGCCATCACGATGGGATCTTCGCTTGCCCAATCTGTAGTAACAATCAACAATCCCACAGTAACAATGGCAAATGGTGGGACATTCAATATGAACGGGTCGGATCAGGTCATTGAGACGACTGGCTCTGGTGCTGCGTCCATTTTTAATGGAGCGTCACTTGCAACAGGGAATCTGTTTGGCAAAACAACTGCAATAACCATTGGGTCTGGAAAGATTCCGGGAACTACGACAAATCCGCAAAAGGTGGGCATTGGGGCAACAACACTCAATGTTGCGCCAACTGCACAATTGATTAGTACTGCCGTCACATCAACCGCACCGACAGTCTCGTTACTGTATGGGTACACCGCTGTGTACCCAGATACCTCAGAGTCCATCATTGTTCCGATAACAAGTGCCGTGGTAACTACTGTTAGCGCCACTCCCACCACACGGTTAATTCTTCCATCTGTAGTTGGATCTGCAACTGGATATAATTTCTATAGAAGGACGACTGGAGCATCTGATCCTTGGCTCAAACTCAACTCGACGCCACAGACCTTTCCGAATACGGCAGGAACGGGATTGACTGTCACGACCACAGTAACGTCAGGTGGAATCGCCACGGCCACAGTAATTGCTGCAGGCTCGGGATATCTTGGCGGCCAGAGCGGAACATTGTATTTCACTGTGGCAACTGGTGGAACTTACGCGCTTCTTTCCGTCGGTGTGACCACAAATGGTGTTCCCACTGGCGCCATTACCGTCGTGTCTGGAGGATCAGGATATACCGCCGCAGCGACGGCCACGGCAACCATCGCCTATGTGGGGTATTTTGCTGACACCATCAACTCTAGCACAACGGGTACTGTGCCCCAAGCAACACTAGCGCAACATTCTTCTGTCATTGGTCAATCCAGTTATCAATTGGGATTTTCGGCCAACGCTTCAAACACAAGGGGAAGATTCTCTCTTGCCTCAGGTGGGTTTGCGGCAAATGGGGCAGAAACCGTTCCCATAGCTGGATCAAGCCAAATGAGCACGTACGTGCTTTCCGCGTATACGAATGCACTAAGTCAAACGGTCACAATGACGACCGACTGGGTTGGCACAGCTGGATCACTGCCATCAGTTTACAATCAAATCATCATCAAGCAAAACAGTACCTATGCATTCAGCATTCTGGTTTCCATTAGCGCATCCAGTGATGCGATACAAACAGGAATGGGAACTGCAGGCGCGACTATCATCACTGAAGGAGTGATATCAAGATCGACTGGCCCAGCCACCATTCAAGGTGGCTCGGTTATCTCCAGATGCCAAAGCAATCTTTTTACCACCTTAGGGTGCACTACCGCCAATGCTCCATCGATCACCCTTATTGATGGTGTTGATTCCTCGGGAATATTCGGGATACAGGCAAAATCAAATACAGGAACTACTAATACAGGAACTACTAATGCGCGTTCCTTGCGATGGACTGCAGTTGTTACAATGTCCGAGTGCGGATAGGAGTAACTCATGCCAGAGATTTCGGTTGTCGCAAAAAACAGATCGTCATTCAATGGAATAGACATCACTCCGGATACGACGGAGTCCACAGGATTGAAGATCAATACGTGGGCTCCGCCTGCGGGTGCTTCGTACGGATTGTCTATTTCGCCGTTGACCGGAACTGATGCCAGGTCCTTGTATCTAGGCAATAGCATCGATATCAAGAATGGAACGGGAACAATAACGTTAAGTGTGCCTCCCTCTACATCTGCCGGATATGTCGCCAATTCCGTACACACCGTTTACCTTCCCACAACAAGCGGTACACTGATCACTTCAACTCAAGCTGCAGCCTTGGTTAGCGCTGGTGGTGGTACGACAGCCACGAATCTTCTCCCCACGGATAACCTCTGGACAAATAAGAACACGTTTAAAAGAACAGCTGCGGGATCAACAACGATAACTAGCGCAACATATAATACTCTGCAAAATACGTATGCACTAAACATGGAAATGGGAAATGATGCTACGGATTCAGCCGGTTTCACATTATCTGGAGCAAGTAATACGTATTATGTGGCCACAGCACAAATGCGACCAATGCCGCTCTCGCTTGGTGTTGCATCCGTCACTGTGACTGAAGCATCCACACTGCACATCACGGGAACCCCATCTAAAAGTGGAACAACAGGAACCGCAGTAAACGCCTACGGACTCAAAATCAGCGACAGCAATAACGTAAACGCGCCTTCGGCGGGTGTTGCCCCAACGCTCTCGGGATTTACAAATGGCTATGGGTTATACGTTACCCAGCCGATTGAAGCAATACAAAACTACGCGCTAGCTCTTGCTGCAGATAATAGTGGAACAAACTTTATTGCAAGATTCTATACGGACAAGAGCGTCGCCTCATTGCAATATCCAGATAGAGTTGTCGCAGAATTTGGAGGGACAGGTCTTCCAACTACACTATTCTCCTTCTTGGGAACAACGGCGAATTTTTCCATTGCGGCAGGGGGGACAGCGAATCTTTTCGCTGGAACAGGAAACAAGACGATCAACATAGGCACGGGGGCAATTGGAACAACTTCGACGAACATTCTGATTGGGTCATCAACTGGATTTGCGGGAACCACAGGTATCTATGGGGGAACAGAGGTTACCCTTAGCCCTGTGATCACCACTGCAAACACAAACACATATATAGCGACTAATGCAACCTATGCACCGTTTACAAAGACAATCAACATAGGCACCGGCGGTGCTGCTGGAAGCACTACAAATATACAATTTGGGTCACAAGTTCTTGGATCCGCGTCAAATTTTAGTTTTGGAACAGCTTCGGCGACGCGTTACGTATCAGGCGCAAACACGACAGCAAAAGGTGTATTTGCTTTTGGAACATCATCTTTTGGAACAGGCGCAGGAAGCGCTCAGTACTCACTCTACAATCTTGCTGGAGCATCAAATCATCCGTGGAAAGGTGTCAAACAAAAGGTTACCGTCAGTTCCGGAGGAACATTATTAACTTTTTGGCCTGCAAGAACCGCCCTGATTACTAACTTCTCCGGAGTAGACACAGATTATGCATATAGCATGACCAATACTTCTGAGGCCACACAAACGGTAGTGCTCGGTGACGTTACCTCTTCAATTTATGTCGGGCAAAATACTTCTTGCGCAATGACAATTTCGGTCGTGGCAAATGCCTCATCCCGAGGAGCTTGGTGGGAGCCGATTTCTTGGACAGATATTACAACTACTGATGTTACAATGCGCGGATCCGCGCTTTTATATCCAACCTTCAAGTTGAGCAACACCCCTGGTTTCATTCAATTGCAATCCGCCGCTTTGGGATCTGCTGGAGTCATGTGGCACCACGGAACGGAAATTCTCTCATCTCAGTGGACGCCTGCAATACCATACCCAGCGGATACAGCATACACAGGAACCCCCACTCTATATCCGGGATTAGGGATAAAAACCAAGACAATCTCCGGAGCAAAGGAATTTACAGTCACCGGATCAGCTAGTAATGGTTCAAATGCGCTAACAATTTCGGCACCAAACACGAACATAGCCGGTGGTCAGTTTGTAGGTCATGCAAGCATTCCTGTCGGAACAACAGTGGCTAGTGTATCTGGGACATTGGTGACACTTAGTGCAAACACTACCGCCGCAATATCTTCTGGGAGCATCATATATTTTGGATCTGATAACAGATATAGCAAAGAAAATACGATAATTGCTCCATTTGAATCCTCACAGTTTTCGACACGAGATGCAGCCTCTCCATCTTATATAATCAAGGATAATACGGTCGTGAGAATTCCCATGTGGCCTGGAACTGTGTATCGAATCCGCAAAGACGGAGGAGGAACAGAGAGCGGAGTTGTAGCAGGGGCTGTCTCACCTCAAGGCACTACGAGCGTATATAATTCAAATTACGATGCTTACGCAAGATATCATTCTGGATTCACAACAAGTGATGCAAGCTACTTTGGGCATGCTGCTGGTCAATGGGTGTACAAGGGAAACGTATCCACATCATCAACTTTTGGCATGTCTCAGTTCACACAAGAATCATTCAATGGAAACATGAGAGAAGGGAGCACCATTGTCATTTCAAATAGTACGCCATCAACAACAACCGCAGGTTTGGTGGCAATAACCATCCAGAATAGGCAGCCCCAAAAAGTGTCGGCTTTTTTGGGCACTGGAATTATTTCGCGCGGCTCTGGCATTAACGATATATATAAAGTTGAAGTTAAGACTACTTTGACGGATGCCATACGCATGGAAGTTCCCTCTTCACTACCAGTCCCATCAAGTTTGCCAGTAACATACGGTTCTGGTGATCCCTTGCCTAGTTATGTTAACGCTTCTTCAGCCAATGTGCTGGATGGCACTGCGGTTGCTTCTGGAAATACTTTTACTGTCACGATTTCCTCCCTATCCATTAGAAAGTTTGGAACACCAGCTGCCACAAAATCAAGGATTGTGGCAAAAATATCCAGAATAGCAGCTGCTGTGGGCGCATCAGTTTCCGATGTTCATACTATTAAACTCACAATAAACAATGTTGTCGGTCTGCTCACATTTTCCATGCCTGCGTTCAACTGGCTTGCCCCTGGTCAAATTCTAGAGGCTGACAACTTGCCTGACGGAGTATTGGTAAGTGGTGATTTTTCGGCATTTTTGATTTCAGGTCTTCCAGTACAAAACTCCCAAAGTTCTTATCCATATTTTCCTACTCAATTTGCGCTTGATACGGTCGATCCTTTTTGGGGCGTTGTGGGAAATACAGCATCAGCAAATGCCTTAGGGACAATCCCACAGCCGATTGAGTTTGCTGCCTACAATGTTGCGGCAGTCAAATACAGTGCAATCGCGCATGTAACCGAAATGAGATGATGTCATGAGTGTCTCGATTGTTTCTCGCCCAATTACATCCCTGCGCGGAACAGATGTTACCGCTACTGATCTGGATCCATCAGCACTTGTAATCAATGACTGGAGCTACTCAGGAGCGAAATACGGAGTTTCGATTTCTTCCAGCACCGTAAAATCCCTATACATTGACAATCCCATCGATTTCAAAAACGGAACTGGAAAAATAACACTCAATCGAACTGCATCCGCCGCCGGTGACTTGCAATTTTACTGGCCAACAGTAGGTGGAACACTTGCTCTAGACACAGATGTTACCTCTGCAATTGCTGCGTCGGGAGGAGGCTCAACCTTTGGCCTTAATACCCTTAACGTGTTTACACCTGGAGCTCCCGGTTTCAGAAATGTTTTCAGAAGAACAGCAGTTCCCGTAAGTCTAACCAGCAACTCAAACAACGCAGTATCATCTACGTATGCAACAAACGTAGATATCGGGAATGCCTACACCGCTGGCTCGACTTCAATAACACTATCCGGAGATGCTGCCTATTATTATGTAGCAGCAGTGCAAATATTGCCACCTACATTAACCATAACAGTTGGAACCGGAGCAACATTCACTATTGCGACGGGTACTAACGGAGTGATCACGAGTGCCACCGCCCAAGCAGCAGGATCAGGCTATGCGGTGAATGATCTGCTGTCCGTTATCCCACCCAGTGGAGTTGGTGGAACCCTTGGAGTGTTAAAAGTTACTGCTACTGTATCTGCTTCGACAGTAAATGGCCGCGGCCCAGTAAGCGCAGTTACTGTCGCTACTGCCGGAAGTGGCTATGTCACAAGCAACAACAACGTTGTAACGACAGAGTCGAAAATGGCAAGCACCATTGCTGAAGCTTCTACGTTCCACTTTAACAACAGGTTTGTAAATTCCCTTGTATCGACAAAATCTACCATTCCATATAAAATAAGCACCACGGGAACTGCAACAAACGCGTATGTTCTCAAGATTAGCCAAAATTCCGCAGCAGGATTTACCAATGCATATGGCGCATATGTTACCCAACCGTCGGGAGCAATAAACAACTATGCCTTGACGCTTGATCTACTTGCGTTGGTATATGTACAGGGCAATAGTATTGCGTCAGGCAATGGCGCATGGAATTATAAGTCGCAAATTGGGTTAAACATTTACAGTAAAGTTTTTACTCCTAATACTACTGCTTCCGCAGTCATTGAATTTCCTGAGTATCTCTATGCAGAAACCATGCTCAATAAAATAGCTCCGGTCAATTTGACCTTTAAAGACTCAGTTTCCTTTGTGGGGACAGAAAACTCCACAGCGAATCTTTTCACTGGAACATTATCCAAAACTATCAACATAGGCACGGGAGCAACTGGAGCGGCTTCGACGAACATTCTGATTGGGTCGTCAACTGGCTTTGCGGGAACCACAGGCATCTATGGGGGAACAGAGGTTACGCTTAGCCTTTCTCGCCTCAATAGTAACACGACGACAAATATTGCAATCCAGCAAACCTCGGCAGATTTCACAAAAACAATTGCAATAGGTTCTGGCGGATTAGCGGGAAGTGTTACGAATATAATTTTTGGCACTAATATGGAAACCGAATCGACGCACCCTACTGAAACTTTCCTATTTGGAACTTCATCAACAAACGATAGACAAGGAAAACTTTCCTTTTCATCCACCAATTTTGGCACAACGGGATCAAGTCAATTCAGCATATATGTTCTGAGCGCCATACAGACCACTTTGGTTACCGATGCAGGAACACTTGGAAATACGATACTTACCTCTGACGAAGGAGCTCCTAGCACAAAGAATCAAGTGTATATTCCAAGCAATTCGGTTTGTTCTTTTGAAGTAACAGCAATAGTAAGTGCTTTGGATGGAGCCACTTTTAGAACAGCCCTTGCTGCAATTCTTGGAACCGCCAACAAGGTAGCTGCGCTCAATAACATTGGGACGATGTCCAATATTACATGGGGAACTATCAAGAAATCAGATGCAGCCTCGACATCGCCGAGTTTTGCATCTGATTATTTTAGCGCAAGTGCGTTTGTAGAAATTGCAGGAATTGCTTCTTGCGACAGTGACGGAAAAGTAACTATTCAAAAAATTACCAAGCAGTCGTGCAGTCGTGCATACTTATCGCTACTTGCCTCAACGACATCATTATCTCTTTCAACAAGGACGAAAAACACGATTCAAATTGCAGGAAATGGAATTGGGGTTGGTTTTATTCCGGGTTCCTCTAACAGCTCTGCGTTTTCAGCATACGCGGGAAAGTACGACACAAACGGAGTCATAGTATCCGAAGGGTCTACTCAACACAACAGTTGGGCGGGATCGAATTCCTTCGAAAGGTCGACAGATGGTTCAGACACTGGATTATTGACCATTGGAGGCGCTCCATGGGTAAAGACTACTACAGGGCTTAATGCTTTTTTTGGGAAACACACGTATGCCTATGAAGATCCACTAAATCGTGATTGGGAAAGCGGATGGTCCAAGGAAATATCTACGTTGCAGCCAGCAGATTACGGCAAAACAAGTGGAATTACAACCGCAAACACCTACCCAACGGGATTAGTTTTGGCTCTCTCTAGTACGCAAGGTTTTGGCACCGGATTGTTTCATGGCGCATATGGAGGCACCTCCAACGCAAAAACCGCGAGTCTTACAGTAAATTCATCTAATGAAACTTCTTTGAATTACGCGAACAAGTATACCGTGGGTCCTGAATCAGATCAAGTAGAAATGACGCACATTCCTTATGGATCAGGAACGCTTGTGCGTTGTCCACAGTACGGTCTTGGTCTTGGGACTATTGTTCTTTATCAGAAAACGCTTGCTGCCGGTGAAGTTGCTGGAGGGAAGGGAAGATATGTCATCTACCCAAAGCCATCAAGAGATTTATTTAATATAAAAATGTTTGCGTTTACTGTGCCCCATATGAAATGGACGGCAGTGGTCAAAGTCACGGAATGCAACTGATTTTGATACAATACGATAGGAGATATTGCCGTGCCAGATGATTTTGAATTTCAAGCAGTAAATGGACAATCACAGCAGGCAACAATCATCCAGCCATCGCCGGATGATGCCATTGGCATAACCATCAAGACATGGCAAAGCCTGAATACAGGATCTGCTTCCGCGGCTATCCTTGCTACTCCAGCCACTGGCGGTACCGAAAACTATGGACTTCTCACGCCAAATATCGGACTGAACTCGCTCACGAATTCAGGAATACTCAAGCTTATCCCAAGTGACACTGCCACGGATTTTACCTTGACCTTTCCGGCAATCACTGATTCCTTGCTTGCAAATACGAACACGGCAACACTTACAAACAAGACAATAAGCGCGACAAATAACACCATCTCTTCGCTGACCAATACGAACTTGAGCGGAACAGCGGGAATAACCAACGCCAATCTTGCCAACTCGACAATATCGGGAGTAGCTCTTGGAAGCAGCCTGTATGGACTTTCCGCAACAAGTGGGTTGTCAGGCACAACCTATGACGGATCTGCAACATCCAGCTTTTCGCTGAACATGGGGAATGCAAACTCGTGGACAGCAGACCAGTCGTTTGTCAATGTCAATATCTCTGGAACATTGACAACAACCGGCACGACTGTCTACATCAATTCGACAGTTACCACCATCAAGGATCCAGTGATCACCCTTGGCGGATTGGATGGTGGTGGAGCACTTGTTGCAAATGACAGCAAAGATAGGGGTATAGAATTCCAGTGGTATGATTCTGCGGCCAAAAAAGGATTTTTCGGATTCCGACGCAGTAATCAACGGCTGGCATTCATCCCAGACGGAACCAATACGTCCGAAGTGTATGCAGGAACACTTGGAGATATCGAAGCAACTACGTTCTATGGGGCGCTTTCCGGAAACGCAACCAGTGCCACAACGGCAGCAGGACTGTCGTCCACGCTAGCCATCGCAAGTGGCGGGACAAACGCCACCACGGCGTCTGCTGCCCGGATCAGCTTGGGGCTTGCCATCGGATCGGACGTGCAGGCTTGGGATGGCGACCTCGATGCCATCGCCGCACTGTAGCGAAC